ACAAATATCTGGAACATCCACAGGCTAAGGACATAGGATGTACTCCAGACTATAACGCATGGACATTAACGCAAAATGATAGACCTACGTACGCCCTTCTAGGTAACGTACGCACGGCCTCAGGCCATGTGCATTTAGGTATTCCCTCCCCTGACGAATCCCCCACCACTCGAATACGTTTAATCGCAGCTTGCGATATTTACTTAGGACTTCCTTCTGTGTTGCTTGACCCCGACCAAATGGGTCGGCGTAGATTTTATGGGCAAGCAGGGGCATACCGTCCTAAGCCTTATGGTGCTGAATACCGAGTGCTCTCGAATTTCTGGATTAAAGAGGACTACCTGCGTAAGTGGGTGTTTGGGGCAGCGGTAAACGCCATGAACAACTATGACCATATGTGGTCGCATCTGCGCGGGAGTGGTAGAACAGCTATGATTCAGAAGGCAATCAATACAGGGGACACGAAGATAGCTTCTATGCTCATGCGTGAACTCGGAGTGAGTATGCCTTCCCAACCAACTGTAAGGGTGTAATATGCCTATTGTACGGGAACCTATAGGTATAGATGATTACAGACATTACTACGAGGGCTGCCTTGGCCTAAGTGAAGGTAAGGTAGTGTATGTAAACGAGATACAAGCTACTGGTGGAGGGCACAGGTATAATATATTGGGAACAACAGTAATAGACGGGATGTGGCATCCTATTACTTTGGTCTCCGATAACATCACCTACCCTACGCCAGAATTGGGATATATAAATGTGTTCGACATAGCAGTGCACATGAAGCGGCTTCCTCTGCGACAATGGAAGCGAGGACTCTGTAAGTCTGTACTAAAGATAGACTTTCCTGAGGTAGTGATAGGAGAGCTGGCGTTTTTCCCAAATGAGTTTAGAGCTATCAATGCAGGACACTCCGTTGTAGTAGAGGCTCTGTTCAAACGACACTATCCTACTTATGATGAAGCTATCAGACAAATCATTAGAGGAGAGGCAGCGTGTAGAGCACTATCGCCAAACATTTTGTTGACAAGTACGTGCTCAGACAAACTTGGTGTCTACTATGACAACTCTCTGGTTGGAATGGTGGATGGACGTAAGCTAGTACTAAGCGAGTCCTCCAGAATGTTTCACCAAGAACTAGAAGGGATTTCCAATAACCTACAGATAGGGTATGTATGAGAACAGCGAAAAGAAATGTAGGAAATGTACTAGAAAAGCCAAAAGAAATAAGGAATTACAAAGGTAACTCTGCCTTACTACTTCCTGCCACACTTATAGGCGTAGAAGTGGAGATGGAAGGACTGGTGGAAATCCCAAGGGAGAACGAGAATTCCTATTGGCAACATCACGCAGACAACAGCTTGCGTAATCAAGGGGATTTGCGGTCTACTGAGTTTGTATTAAAGTTTCCCTTGTGTGGGGAGGATTTAATCCTAGCTCTGAAAGAGTTTGATTCCGTAGTTAAGGCTATGACATTGCCTCCCATTATGTCTGAACGTACAAGTGTTCACATTCATTTGGATGTTAGAGATATTACTGAGGAAGAACTGTATAAGTTAATCCTTCTGTATACAGTGTTTGAGAGGCCTTTATTCAAGTTCTGTGGAAACGGCAGAGATAATAACCCATTCTGTCTGCCATTCTACAAGGCAGAGGGTGGTATCTTTGAATACATCGGAGATATAGAAGATGACGGACTCGGCAGGTTCTCTCGTGTGTTGGGGGCTGACTACCGCTACGCTGCATTTAACCTGTGCTCTCTACTTAAGTTTGGTAGTGTAGAGTTCAGACATTGTGCTGGTACGTATGATATTCAATACATACTTTTATGGATAAACATCATCATGTCCCTTAAGAAGTATGCGGTTGAATCCAACTTCAACATAGCTACCTTTCCTGTGTACATATCTGACCGTAAGTATTCAGGAGTTATGAGCGAGGTGTTCGGAGAATTTGCCGCAAGTCTTTTGTATGAAGGGATTGAGAAGGATATTCTATCAGGCATTAGACAGGCACAGAAGATTATGTATTCTGTTAAGTCTATAAAGAATAACAATCCCTTTCAACAGCTATTGTGGCCCAAGTCAGCTAGTGGAAATCCTCCTGAGGGCAGTACGTTAGGTGTTTATGTACGTCGCAAGTGGCCTGAAACGTACAAGAAAGGTAGTGTTGCAGCAGAAAAGATTAAAGTGTCGCCATATCAGAGCGTAGGATTCACAGTTTCTGAACCCCATTTCTCAATGTTTACCTCAGATTCTACGATAGAACTACATCCTATGCCTATCAGGAGAGATGAGCCGACTGACGACGAAGAGGAACAACAAACTGAAGAAACGGAAGCAGCGATAGCTAGGTCTAGAGAACTACTGGAAAATTTCAGGAGACTTCGAGATATTGAACAACGAGAAGCAAGAGACGGAAGTCAGGCAATTAGAACAGGTCAGGGGCCACGTAATCCTTCAGGAGGTAGGTAATGTGCGGAATCATTGGCAGTATATCATTTGATAAAATGAAAAACTCTTTCGCTAGAAAAGATATAATGGCGCAAGCGTTTATCACAGGAACAATACGTGGGACTCATAGTACAGGTTTATTCGGAGTACGTCTTGAGAAAGAGGCTGCCTTCGATAATGTACTGGTGTACAAGAAAGACGTAGCAGGATACGACTTCGTACAGTTGAAGCAAACAGAGATGGTGCTGTCCAATATAGAACAGTTTAAGTTCCTGATTGGACATCACCGACACGCTACGTTTGGGTCAGTAGTATCAAAGAACGCCCATCCCTTCACTCACGACCACATCACCTTAGTACATAACGGTAGCTTGACACACTTAGATCAGCTGACAACTGAGCATAGTAAGTTTGAGGTGGATAGTGAGGTGCTCACCTACGCTATAGCTACGCAAGGACATGAGGCTATCCTTAAGAAGCTAAAGGGGCCAGCTGCGGTAGCATGGTATGACGGGAAAGCAGATGCTCTGTTCTTGTATAGGAACAAAGAGCGTCCTCTATATTTCGCCAAGGTTAAGGACGCAGACACTACGTTTATTTCCAGTGAAGCATGGATGATTAAGGGATTGATGTGGCGTAATGCAATGGAGCTAGAGCAGGTGTTTGAAGTAGGAGAACATCAGCTTGTTATGTTCACTGATAAGGCATTGCCTTCTAAGGTGGAAACCATTGAACCAGAGAAGGACATACCTACCTACCACCATCCCAGATACAACAATACAGTGGTTAATGAGACAATGAATCCAGCTTGGATTCGTTCACGAGCAAGGCCAACTATAAACGCGGAGGGGTATCTAAAAGATAATGGCCTAAAGGTAGGAAACAAGATTCATTTTATTATTGACACCATCAACCCTCCCTCCAGTAATTCTAAGCATGGAAAGGCAATTGGGTTTATGACTAAAGACCCCTTCCTTGATGTTAATGCGCCGGGTACGGACATGAGGAAGTATAAGCCCAAGGATATTATCAAAGCCGAAATCACTGGCGTTGAGTTGGCTGATAACAGACTTGGCCCCGCCTTGGTAGTGAAGATACTTAAGAAGGTTGGTGCTGATAAGGGAGGCATATTTAACAATGTGTTACATCTCCCTTTTGATAAAGTTATTGCAAATATAGACCCGTTGGTGTTCATTGGGCCTGATAAAACAGAAGTTACTAAAGAGGAATGGCTTAAACTCACAGAATCAGGTTGTGATAATTGTACTGGATTAGTTAATCTAAAATTCCACGATAAGGTGATATGGACAACAGACAAGAAACCTATTTGCCACGAGTGCAGTGAAGAACTAACAAGTCATGGTGCTGTCAGACATTAACAGGAGAGAGAAATGAGAATCGTTATTTATCCGTACAAGATGGAATCAAAGAGTGCCATTCGTCTCCAAGAGTACATTAACAGGGAGATAGAGGAGAATTCCTACGATGGTGTAGAGTGTATCCGTGTATATCCTGACCGTCATTACATCCCTCGTCCCAATGATTTAATTGTAGGATGGGGTAGTGGTAATACGCCTAATTGGGCAGGTCGTGCAAGTGGTACACGTTGGTTTAACAAGAGTGGGGATATTGCGAAGGCCGTGAACAAACTCACTGCGTTCCAGCTCTTTACAGCAGGTAATGTACCCACTGTGCCGTACACTACTAGAGCACGTGATGTAGTGGAATGGTATCGGGCCGGTAGTAAGGCTGTCTTGCGCCAGAACTTGGAAGGCAGGGATGGAGATGGTGTTGAAATTGTCCCAACTATCTACGACTTCTGGGATAAGTCAGCCCCTCTCTACACTAAGTTTATTCCTAACACCACGGAGTATCGTGTGCATGTATTCAACAACATCATTGACATTCAACAGAAGCGTCCTCGTGATAACGCACGTACTGTGAATCAGGAAGTACGTACTACATCAGGTGGATGGGGCCTTTATCGTGGTAATGTTAATTGCCCTGCTGTCTGTCAGAACGCAGCTATTGCCGCTGTTCGTGCCCTTGGTTTGTCATTCGGAGCTGTTGATGTTCTAGCCACAGCGCATAGTGCGTATGTGTTAGAGGTGAACACAGCCCCGGAACTCACCGAGATTTGCACAGAGAAATATGGTGACACTATCCTTCAATATGTGAGCTAAGACAATGCCGTTGAAAATACAGAACGACGCATATGGGGAAGGTAGGCACAGGCTAGTGTATGATTCGGCTAACGGTAGCTGCAAGTGTATGTTGGAAGTGTTACCGGGTAGTTGCTCCACTGCACTCCTGCATGGATGGGTATTCTATCTTGCATCCGGTGCAAAGACACCTAAGTTTTTCAAACAGTTGCAGAGAGTGTTGGTTAGTAGTAAGAATTTTGACCTGAACAGAAGTAAGCTCTTAATATCTGCTGTAGTTGGAAGCACATTAGAGACGTTTGCGGAAGTAAACGATTGGACAGGAGACGAGTCACAATTTAATGGGAAATCAGGGAATCATGTTAGAATATGGACCTTTAACAGGGGAATAAGGGCATAAAAATATTTTTAAATTAGGGGAACTATTTCCTAAATAGACAGTCTAAGTACATTATTTATATTTATACGAGTACAGGGAATAGAGACTATTGATTAGTCTCTTGTACGAGTAATCTTTCTTGTTCGAGATACAGGAAGTATCGAGAACAACTTACCCGAAGGAGTGTGTAATGAGATTTATCGGATTTATCCCTAGACGACAAGTAGGGAGATAACTGATTAACAATGGGGCGTCAATTGTTATTGACAAATCGTTAGGCGGTGCTTTACTGTTGCCAAGTCTAGTTGACAATATGTTTCGCTAATAAGTTGATTTAATTAGATGAAATGCGCTCGGTCGGACTTGAACCGACATACCTTGTGGGGTGGCCGCTTAGAAGGCGGCTGCGTCTGCCAATTTCGCCACGAGCGCGTAGTGTTGTAGTACAACGGGTGGAGGTGAGGGAATATGGTGTACGATGTTGTATTCACAGATGCTGAGACTATGAACGAGATTCCCGGAAAAATTCAGTTCCCTAGTGCAGTGTATGGAAAATTCAGGAGAGAGTTGAACTCAAAGAGGACATACTACATACATGCTATTAAGGGCACAAACCTAGATAAGTTCTGTAAGGCAGTTGGTGCAAAGAAACTGGAACAATTTGTAAACAAAGGCACAGGTAACACTATTGTATTCTATTCACTGAGAAAATAAGAACAATAACATGACTAATAATAACGATAAAGAGAAGGAATACGAACAGCTTGAAAAGGACTTGGAGGAATTGGCAGAGGATATTCTGCCAGATAGTATCTCGGAACACAACTGTGAGGAATGTGGCACACGTCTCTATACTAGAGAAGAAGAGCAATTTAGTGGGCTATGTGAGGAGTGTGCATGGAATCAAACCTCTGGACTAATTGATGACGATGAGGAGGAAGAACTGTGACGACTGACGAACTTGTAGTGTCCTCCCTCCGAGCTGCGGTAGAACTAATCAGAGAGCACGGAGGGTATAGCCTCGTCAAAGAAGCACTGGAGACAGGGAAACATTTAGCTGTGGAGCATCGGCTTGCACGTACTTTAAAGTACTCAGACAATGCTTACAATAGAATACTGCAAGCACATATAGATGTACTTACACAGATGCTTCCGCCTGAGGACAAGGGAGGCCGTGTTGAAACTAGCCGACGGGACATTCTATCTTAAGACTACGAATCAGGCAGTGATACAGTGTGGATGCGGGAAAACCTTTCTGTTTCCCGCAGTACGTAAACGTATAACCTGTCCTTCATGCAAGGTGACGGCTCATGCCAAGTGGATATACAAAGGAAAAATTCCTACAAATCAAGGAGGAGGGGCGAAACCTCCTAGTAGGAGAGCGTAAGTATATTACGTGCCCTTTCTGCCAAGCGGAACATGAACAGAAACTGTGTATAACACGAACTGAGTCTGGGTTTTTGTTTCATTGTTTTCGGGCCTCGTGCGGAAGGAGCGGGATAGTAGGGGACTATTACCAATCCCCTGTTAAGGAGAAGAAAACACCGGAATACCGCAGGTATCAAGGATTCCTGACTAAACTTCCCAAGAATTTATGGGAGAATCATATACAGAAGTACGGCATATCCTATATGCAAGCTAAGTTTCAGGGGCTCAAGTACGCTGTAGATGAGGACAGGATATATTATCCTATATACAATTATCTTGGATACCAGATAGGGGAGACACTTAAAGCGATAGGTGAGGTACAGCCTAAGAACCTAACTAATAAGTGGACAGACGTTCCCTTACTTAACTTTCCCCTAGGACAGCGTACCTCCAGTCACATAGTGCTAGTGGAGGATATTATCAGTAGCATCAAGGTGAGTGTGCAATACACTGCTGCTGCCCTGATGGGAACATCTCTCACCGAGGCAGGGTTTGAGATGTTGATGCGGAACAACTTCAGGGTGTTCACTTTATTTCTAGATGGGGATGCTTTATTAGCAGCGTATAAGATTGCAAATAAGTACGGCCCCTTTGCTAAGTTCAATATAATAAATACACCAGAGGGCAAAGACCCTAAGGACTTATCACATGAGGACATTACTGCTCTTATTAAAGGATAACGCTGTATGGCTGCTGATATACATCATTTTACTAGGGACGATTATGTATCTATATTACCAACCAGCGGAATGTATACAGAATACACCGCACATAAAGAGGATATTAGTATGACTAGGATTTTTATTATATTACTACTTGGGGCTGCTTGTATGAATCTCTATCTGTTCTTTATTTTGTAACGGAGGAATTATGGACGACTTAATTTGTTATTTCTTTGGAGCAGGTACAGTTGTCTTAGCATGGCTAGTTATTCAGATAGCCATTGAACTTGATAAGAACAGTAAGGAAAAGTGAGAGAGAATTCTAGTCAGGGGGAACCTAAATGTCCTATGATTTAGTACATAATTCTGTGGGTTTGTATGACAGGCTCATGCAAAAGATTAAGTACAACAAGGACAACGGATGTTGGGAATGGCAGGGAGCTACAAGGGGCAGCAAGCCTTATGGAGCTATTAAAGTGGGTAGTAGGGTGATGCGAGCACATAGGGTGTCATATTATTTATTCAAGGGAAACATCCCTGAGGATAAGTTGATATGCCATACGTGTGATAATTATAAGTGCATAAATCCAAAGCACTTGTTGCTAGGCTCTGCATCGGACAATCTATATGAAGCATATGAAAGGGGCAGACGATGAGCAAATGTAAGTGTGGTAATAAAGAACCTTGCAATACTAAGGAAGAAGATACTTCCGTGATTGATTCCGCTGTGATTGCTGCGGTAACTGACAGTGCTGTATTAGGCACTATCTTAGGAGGCAGTATTGCTGGCGCTGTTCTAGGTGATTTTCTTAATGGCGGAGAATTGGACGACTAAGGGAACTTTTTAAAGAACTGGCTGTCTAAGGCCCATGTAGCTTAATTGAATAAAGCAACAGATTTCTAATCTGTGTATTGGGGGTTTGAATCCCTCCGTGGGCACCATGTTTATAACAGGAGACGGGCATGAAAACCAGCTATGAGTTGTTTGGGGTTGAGTGTGGGGCTGGATGGCGAAACCTCATTGAGCCTCTAATAGAAAAATGCAACGAACAGGGAGTGAACATTCTTCAGGTAAAGGAAAAATATGGAGGGCTCCGGTTCTATGTCGCCGGGTGTAGTGATGAATTACACGATGCTATAGACAGCGCAGAAGCTCTTTCATATAAGATTTGTGAATTGTGTGGAAATCCCGGAACGTTAATGGGCCACGGCTGGCTAAAAACTAGGTGTGATAAATGTGCGGAACTATGAGGGCTCTATATGAAGAATTGCCCAAGCTGTAAGATTTCTTTAGAAGGAGAGTTAATCTATAATTACTTTCTTCGAGAAACTGGAGATGAAAAGGAAGCCCTCCGTATAGCAGAAATGTACGGGGCTACTAAGACAACAGGTAGATGGAAAAAAGAAATAGGGCATTATAGTATGAAAGAAGATAGAACTACTCATTACGAGTGCCCCTCTTGTGGGGCGTTGTGGTCTGCTTATGGGAAAAATCTAAAATGAAAATCAATGTTGGTGATAAAGTAGTAATATTTAATCTTGACGGGGTTGTTCCAGTTGACGGGGATACGTCTGTATCACTATTGGTAGGTGACGAACTGGAAGTTACTAAGATTGTAAACCTACATACAGGTAAGCGCGGGCGTCCTCGTAAACTCTTTACGTGTGTAAAGGAAACAGCAGTGTTTGAAATTCCGTCTGATAAAGTAGCAAAAGCAAAATAAGAAAGTAGTTCCTAATAACAATTATAAGCCGTAGGTATAATAATAATAATAATAATGAAAAACTATAATAAAATCTGGCTTGCGTCCGACCTCCATCTCGACCATAAACTCCTCACCGATAAAGTAGGCAGTAGGGCACGTGGGTATGAAGAAGAGTTCTTTAAAGCATGGAATGATTGCGTCTTCAAGGATGATGTTGTTGTCCTCCTAGGGGATATAGCTTTTAGAAAGCAGAGCTATTGGTTCCATCGCATTAAGGAAGCTCCGGGAAGTAAGATGTTAGTTATGGGCAACCATGATAAAAACCGTACCAGTTGGTATTCTAAGTGGGTGGATAAGGTTGTTCCGTTTGGGCAGTCTTTAGTGTTTCCTCACGAGTGGGGCAACATCCTACTCACTCACGTACCTGCATTTCCAGCAGTAGTTCCTGTTGGGGATGATAGGTATTTGGGATTGATGGGTAAGCATGAGAGAGAGTTTAATGCAAACAGTTGCATCCTCAACTTGCATGGACACACTCACGGTATGGGTAGGGAGAATCACCGTACGTTTGACTGTAGCTTAGAAGTGATTGGTAATAAGTTGGTAACACTTGCTCAGATTATGGCTGTGAAGTTTTAATCTATGCAAGAAAATAAACTAATAGCAGCACTCATTCAATCCAGAGATGCGTTCCATAAAATCTATCCCTTCGTAAAGGAGAATACGTTTTATGATTTCAATTCTCTGGTGTTTGATGAGGTAGTAAACTTTTATAAGAAGGACTCGTCCGCCTCCCATGTGGACGTAGATATAATAAAAACAATTATAAAAAAGAAAAATGCGAAAAAAGAAAATCTCGTTGAAGAATATTTTGCGTCTCTTCCAGCACCACCTTCACTTCCAAATCTCCTTGAACTTTTTACGTCAGTACAAAAGGAAAAAATCTCGCAAGAGATAATGAAAAGTATTGCCGGTAAGGACGAAGAGAAAGCCAAAGCCTATATGGAGGAATACCTTACCTTCGGTGTTGAGGAGGTTAAGGACGAGCTATTTAATGCCACGCCTATTGATAAGCTGGAGGAACATTTCACTGGGAAGAATATGATACCTGTCTATCCCACACATCTTAATAATATTTTAGGTGGAGGTGTGCCCCGGCAATCACAGCTGTGTGTATTTGCTAGGCCCAACGTAGGTAAATCCACAGTGGCTATCAATATGGCTGTGGGAGCAGCTGAGGCGGGATACAAGGTTCTCTACCTAGGGAACGAAGACCCTGCTCCTAAGATGATGTATCGTATTGTCAGTCGGTTTACACGTATACCGGAACATGAGCTTAAGAAAGACCCTAAGAAGTATTTTGATATAGCTCTGTCTAATGGCTACAGCAATCTATTCTTTATTCCTACGCATCCGGGTACGTTGCCGGAACTTAGGAAATGGATAGAACGCATCAAGCCAGATGTATTTGTCATAGACCAGATTAGAAACATGCACATCAAGAAAGAAAGCATGACCATCAATCTTGAGCAAGGCTGTATTGGCACTCGTAATCTAGCCAAGGAATTTGATTGTGTGTCTGTTGTGGTGACACAGGCAGGGGATAGTGCTAGAAGCAAGCTTGTGCTGGATATGGAGGATGTGGAGTGGAGCAACACAGGGGTTGCCGCGCAGATGGACTTGATGATAGGACTTGGGCAAAGCCCAGAAATGGTAAGCACAGGAAGGGTGATGCTGTCCTTTCCTAAGAGTAAGTTCACTGCTCCAATCAAAGCATTCTCTGCTAACATAGATTACGCGACCAACAGGATAACTGTATGAGAAATCATTTCAATGACCCTCGTCTTAATTACATTGGATGGAACCCTCGTCTTAATTACATTGGATGGAAAACTACGTGTGCCTCATGTAGATGTGAGATACATATGACCGTGACACATTATCCTCACGGACAACGAGAGGTTAGATATTGTGCAGTTTGTGGAACAGATATCGTAGGAGGGGCGAATGGCACAGTTGCCAAGCTTCATAACGCACCCAAATCCTGACATTTATTTATCAGAGAACTATTTAGTTTTCGACCTAGAGACAAAGAATAATAATAAAGGTGACGCTAGGCATGGAGACAATTGTATTGTTGATTTGTATTGTTATAGTAATCGCAGTCATGGCGAAATACGTACACTAGATGAAGTGCTAGAGGAAATACATAAGGTAGATTTTATTGTAGCTCAAGGCGCTAAGTTTGAAATCAAGTGGCTTATTCGTTTAGGTGTGGATGTATCTAAGCTACTGTTTTATGACACTCTGCTCGGGGAATTTGTACTAGCTGGTAATAGGCAATGGGCCCTTGACCTAGATAGCATAGCTAAACGCTATGGGTATTCAGGGAAAGAGTCTGTAGTATCTAGGATGATTAAGGCAGGAGTGTGCCCTAGTGAAATCCCTTATAGCCTGTTGCATGACTATTGTATACAGGACGTGGAGATAACGCATGGTGTGTTCCTTAAGCAGAGGAAGATATTAAAAGAGAAGGGACTTCTTCCTGTGTTTTTTATACGAAATATTTCTACGCCTGTGTTAGCTGACATAGAGATGAAGGGAATATTCCTAGACAAGGAGCTTGTTATAAGCCTACATAAGGAAGCCCAAACCAGACACCGCACTCTTGAGGTAGAACTTGACGAGATTACTGGCGGTATTAACATGGGTAGTCCACAACAGGTAGCTAAGTTTTTATATGGGGAGATGGGATTTGAAGAACTCAGAGATAGGAGAGGCAATCCGATTAGGGGCAAACCCTCTAAGGCGTTTCCAGAAGGAAATCCTAAGACGGATGAAGATACAATCTTGGCTCTTAAATGCACTAATAGACAACAACGTGCTTTCCTCGCCCTCAAGTCAGAGGAGAGTAAGCTTAGAAAAAAGATTAGCGCCTACACAAAAAAATTTGTAGATGCCTGTGAGAATAACAATAACATTATCTACGGCTCCCTTAATCAGTCTATAGCACAGAGCCATCGCTTAACGTCCTCCAATCCTAATCTACAGAACATAGACCGCAATCTTAAGAAGGTGATTACGGCCCGTACGAAGGGATGGAAGATACGTAGTGGAGACTATAAGCAACTAGAGTTTAGAGTGGCAGCTATGTTGGCTCAGGACAAGGTAGCGTATGACGATATTTATGTACACAACGTGGATGTTCATGCCCGTACCAGTGCTGTCCTCACCGAGGCAGGGCAGGAAACCAATAGACAGGACGCTAAGTCCCACACCTTTAAGCCCCTATACGGGGGTACGTCGGGGACAAAGGCCGAACAAACCTACTATAAATGGTTTAAGGATAGGTATAGGGCAATTGATGCCATGCACATGCGGTGGATTGAGGAGGTTATTAAGACTAAGCAGCTACGTACCGTCACAGGATTGATTTTTTATTGGCCTAATGCCGACTATACATCCTCCGGGTATATAACTAATAACGAGAGTATTCGTAACTACCCTGTGCAGATGTTTGCTACAGCTGATATATCCCCTACAGGTGTGTGTCTCTTATGGCACGAACTGAAGGCCCGGAACCTAAAGTCTTTCATTATCAATGAGGTGCATGATAGCGTTATTGTCGAGGAGGAACCAAATGAATCTGAAGAAGTAGGGAACTTATTGGAGAAGGCGCTGTCTAAGGATGTAGTGGGATTTTTCAAAAAGGTTATTGGGTATGACATTAATTACCCGTTAGAAGTAGAGCAGAAGTCCCTAAGTCATTGGGATTACAATGTTTGATAGGAAAGCCTATAGAAAGAAGTATGCTAAGGAGTACGCGGAGAGGCACAGGCCTAAAATGAACGCAATTCACAGGAAATATAGAAATACCCCAGACGGTCGAGCGTATGTTCTTTGGACATCCGCTAAAAGTAGGGCCACTAAGTACGGGTATTCTTTCAATTTAACTAGGGAGTGGGTGCTATCCAAGCTGACAAGAGGTGTTTGTGAGGTTACTGGAATAGCCTTTAAGTATGTAGCACATTCTGTCCATTCCCCTTCGATTGACCGCATTGATAACTCGAAAGGATATACAGAAGATAATTGTAGAGTGGTACTGCATATGTATAATGCAGGAAAAAGTGTAGGTACAGATGAAGATATGTTGGAGTTAGCGTACGCCATATTAAACTATAATAAGCCTCAGGAGGCAACAGCATGAGTAGTGAAACCATTGGTGTAGTTGAGCAAGCAAATGTATCGTATTCCCCCGCAGGTAGTCCTCGCAAGTGGGTGAAGCGTAGCCTTAAAGTTAATGGGGCTTGGTATAGCACGTTCGTTAATGACAAGAACAAGGCTATGATTGAGTCTGTCAATGAGGGTGACAGTGTTCGTATCTCCTATGAACAGAAAGGGGATTTCAAGAACATCAACACTGTTGCAGTGGTGGAGGCAGCTAAGCACGATGCCCCTGCTGGTGCTACAGCGGCCCGTCCTGCGTACAATCCCGACACTAAGGACTTTCGTATTACGTTCTTGGCGTCACGTAAGGATAGCATGGAGTTTGTGAAGATGCTGATAGCAGCTGACGCTGTGTCATTGGGTACTAAGAAGTCCGACAAGGCTGACATTCTGTATGGCCTGATTAATAAGTACGCGGCTAAGATGACCGCCGATGCATGGCATCCTGAAGTTGTGAAGGATGAGACGATTGACAACGACGTTGAGGAGGCCAAGCAATATGCAGTTGAATAAATTTGAAGGGTATGCTAAGGTTGAAGAAACTATTAACTTTGCTGTGCTGTACAATCCTAACAAAAATCCTATTGAGGCTTGGAAGGACGAGAGCATTGCTAACTATCTCTTAGTGTATAAGCCGTTGAACACTATTGAGGCAGAGAGTGATAGTATTGTAGTGGCTATTCAGTATTTGAAGATGGCTCAAGATGGATTTGAGAACCTTCATCAGGCTGATGGTAATGTTATTGAAGCTAAGGCATTAGCCCATTAATAAGAATAGGGGGAGCTTCTCTCCCCCGTTTTTATGGAGAAATATGTTAGCATTAATTGACGGGGATATTTTAGTATACAGATGTGGCTTTGCCGTAGAGCATGGTGAATACCATGTGTCTATTAAAGGGGAAGAGATGTATGGAGCTGTAGCTATCTACAGATATAAGAAGGACATACCGGAAGAATATGTTAAAGACAGTGGCTATGTAATTGAGAAGCACACTGAGATAGAGCCACTTGAGAACGCACTACAGGCGGTTAAAACTACTATAGAAGCTATCCTAACAGAAGTAAAGGCCACTGATTGTAGAGTGTTCCTAACAGGACAAGGTAATTTCCGTGATGCTATATCAATCACTAGGGTGTATAAAGGAAATAGAGACGCTCTCCATAAGCCTAGGTGGTATGCTGAGATTAAAGAATATCTCATAAAGCACTGGAAGGCAGAGGTTGTTGACGGGATGGAAGCTGATGATGCTATGGGCATCAAGCAATGGTCATCTAGAGATTATTCTGACACTGGTAATGGAGGTAATAATACTATTATTTGCTCCATAGATAAAGATATGGATATGATTCCGGGATGGCATTACAACTTTAACAAGAAACTAACCTATTGGATAGACGAAGATGTGGCAATTAAAAACTTTTATCTTCAACTCCTCACAGGAGACATTACAGACAACATCCAAGGAATTACAGGAATGGGACCAAGAGGAGCTGCAAAGGCTCTGGAAGGATGTGGAACAGAGAAAGAATATTATGCTAAAGCACTCGCCGAATACACCGCTGCATACGGGGATAAGGGTGAGCAGATGTTGAATGAGATGGCACAGCTGTTGTGGATTAGGAGACAGCCTGATAAGGAGTGGACAGCGCCAGTATGAGCCGTACTACCAAGAAGAATTTCACTAAGAAGGAGCTTGTTACAGACCCAATTCATAGGAAGGCAGGGCCTATGAAAGTTAAACGTCATTATCCTGTCGTATGTCCCGATTGTATGGGCCTCACTGTTTATACCCATGACGGGGAAGCGTGGATGTGTAAGAGATGCAAAGATACAGGAGAGATTTATGCATAATGTTATTTATATTTTGTACATAACTGGCAGTATATGTTTTATGATAGGAAGCATATTAGCTTTAGTGAGGGGATAACATGAGTGAAGGAATTAAACACGACCAAGATAAGATACGCTTAGAGCTTATCCCGCCTGAGCTTTTATTTGCGGTAGGTACCATCTTGACATTCGGGGCTAAGAAATATGCCGACCGGAATTGGGAAAAGGGAATGAAGTGGGGCAGGGTGTTTGGGGGATTGATGCGCCATCTATGGATGTGGTGGTGGGGAGAGAAGGGAGACCCGGAAACAGGCAAGTCTCATCTGTGGCACGCGGCCTGTTGTATTGCGTTTCTAATTACATACGAACAAAGAAAAATAGGAGAGGACGATAGAAATGTTCACATTTAGTTTAGGTGGTTTTGGATTTGATGAAGATGGAATGGAGCTGGCTATTGGTGTTATATCCAGTAGCACGTTCAACGACAATCCGAAGTGTTTGTTTGGGATTGCATTGAGTAGGCAGTTTAAGCTGAGCATTGATTTATTCTGGATACCTGTGCTATGAGTAAGAAGCAATATAAATTTGATGTCTTTAGAATTGACAACGGCACTATCTTGCTAGAAAAAGAATATGACACTTCTGGTAAAGTTCTTTTATACTCGGCGGTTAAGTTGTTAGACTATGAGCGGCACACCACTATAGCTAGCGGCGATGTGGGTGAGGTTACTAAGGAATTAGACAGCCTGATAGCTGCTCTACAAACTATTAGACAGGAACTTCTTGGTGTCCAAGAAAACCCCTCCCAATAAAAACTATCCTGCTTGGAGTGATGCTAAGTTCTGGTCATTCGTACGTAGTGGGCTAAGAAGGAAATGGGTGATGTGGCCTCCGAGATTTGACGCCATTAAGGAATCCAGAAGAGCTGTAGTAGGCAAGAGACATAAGTGGGAGATTAAGTGTGCTGTCTGTAAAAAATGGCATATGCAGAAGAACGTGCAGGTAGACCACATCGAGCCAGTAGGCACATTAAAATCCTACGACCATCTTGCTGATTTTGTTCGTAAGCTATTTGTATCTAGTGATAAGCTACGAACTGTGTGTAAGGAGTGTCACCAACAGATTACAAACGAGGAACGAGACAATGACTAATACAGGAGGGCACCTATGCGATAGCTGTTATGAGGTGAATAGGGGATATATTATAGTGCATTCAGAAAAGAAGGTGTGTGTAGAATGCGGGGGCACAGTGCTGGATTTACAGGAAGCAGCCGACCGTATTGCAGAACTTAAATCCGAGATAGATTATATTGTGGGGCGCGATGACCAGTGAGTTTAAAAATGAATTTAGTAAACATATTTTCCAGAACAAGTATGCGCTTACGCAATCTGAGACGTGGGCTCAACGAGCGATTACTATTGTTGATTCTATATGCGGCACTAATGGTGGAACGGAGCACCCTCTCCTTTCTAAAGAAGAAAGAGAATTCCTTACCCAAGCTATTACGAAGTTTAAGTTCTTGCCGGGTGGCAGGTATATCTATTATTCCGGTAGGCCGGCAAAATTTTACAATAACTGTTACCTTCTCCGTGCGGAGGAAGACACAAGAGAGGAATGGGCAGCTGTAACACAGCGAGCTATGTCCTGTCTAATGACAGGCGGGGGCATCGGCATTGATTACAGTAGACTACGGGCGTCAGGAAGACTCCTGCATAGAACAGGCGGGATTTCCAGTGGGCCTATTCCTTTGATGTACACCATCAATGAAGTGGGACGTAATGTTATGCAGGGCGGGTCGCGCAGAAGCGCGATATACGCTTCTCTTAATTGGCAGCACTCCGATGTACAGGAATTCCTGCACGCTAAGAATTGGCAGAACATTAAGATTGGTAGTAGCGGCTACACTGTAAAGCAAGCGAAGCAAGAGAACTTTAATTTCCCTGCTCCCTTGGATATGACTAACATCAGTGTTAATTATGATAATGCTTGGTTGGATATTAATGGCCCAAAGGTCGGTAATAGTGACAGTGACAGACGCGCTATTAATCCTATATTCCTAGAGAATTGTAGACAGGCTATGAGTACTGGTGAGCCGGGCTTTAGTTTTAACTTTGGAGATAAAGAAAATGAAACATTGCGTAACGCCTGTACAGAAGTTACTAGCGCTGACGATTCTGACGTGTGTAATCTCGGTAGCGTCAACATCGGTGCTATTACAGACCTTGAGGAGTTTCGCAGTATCGTTGCCGTGGCTTCTAAGTTCTTGGTTTGTGGTACAATTAGGGCTGATTTACCTTATCCTAAGGTTCATCAAGTAAGGGAAAAGAATAGACGCCTTGGCCTCGGCCTCATGGGGATTCACGAATGGCTACTCAAAAGAGGAATGAAATATGAAGTATCTGAAGAGCTTCACAAATGGCTTGCTGTTTATAAGTCGGAGTCTGAGCGTGCTGCGAATGAACATTGTGACCGTCTTTATATTAGCCGTCCTGTTGCTTATCGTGCCATTGCTCCTACTGGAAGCATTGGTATCTTGGCTAGTACAACTACTGGAATCGAGCCTCTATTCGCTGTTGCTTATAAGCGCCGATATCTCACAGAAGGAACGAAATGGAAATACGAATTTGTAGTTGATGCAGTGGCAGACAATATGATTAAGAAATATGGACTCAATCCAGACAAGATAGAGACAGCATTAGATTTAGCGGAGGATTATGAACGAAGAATCAAGTTCCAAGCAGATGTGCAAGATTACGTTGATATGTCCATATCATCCACTATTAATCTCCCGCCTTGGGGCACGAGAGGGAATGAAGAGAGGGACGTTAAGAGTTTCTCCACTATTCTTAGCCGATACGCTCAGCGTCTTAGGGGATTCACTTGTTATCCAGACGGTAGCAGAGGTGGTCAGCCACTCACAAGAGTAGAATATAAAGAAGCGATAAATCATAAAGGAGTGATATATGCAGAAGACGATATTTGTGAACTCTCAGGAAAAGGCGGTACATGTGGTGCGTAGTGTTGAATTAGATGTAACTAAGGAAACAAGAGAAGAGAAGATTGAACGTATGGCTAATAAGATGTTAGGTCTTATGACTAGAGCTAATAAAGAGGAAGCTAATGCGAAATAAGAAACACATGGTAATACCTGATACACAGGTAAAGCCTAAGGTAAAGCTTGACCACTTCACATGGGCTGGAGAATATGCTGCCGAGAAACGACCAGACGTTATTGTACATATTGGAGATTTTGCTGATATGTCTAGCCTTAGCTCTTATGATATAGGGAAGAAGAGCTACGAGGGCAGGACATATAAAGCAGACTGTGAGGCGGTGCATGAAGCGCAGCATTTATTGTTTGCTCCTATCAATAAGGAGATAGCTAGGTCTAAGAAGACCAAGTCTCCGTGGAATCCTAAGTTTGTCCTTACATTGGGTAACCATGAGAATAGAATTAATAAAGTAGTGGAAGCAGACCGTAAGCTGGAAGGTACCGTTAGCATTGACGACCTTAAGTTTGAGGAGTTTGGTTGGAAGGTGGTTCCCTTCCTACAGCCTATAGAGATTGATGGCATCATGTACTGCCACTATTTCACTACAGGTGTAATGGGCAGACCTGTCACCAGTGCTAGAGCATTGTGTACGAAGAAGCACATGAGCTGCACTATGGGCCATGTACAGAACACAGAGCTTGATATGTCACAGGTGAAGGGAGACGGCACACCTATCCTAGGACTGTTTGCCGGGTCGTTCTGTCTGCATGATGAAGATTACTTAGGCCCTCAGGGGAATCCCAAGCATAGACAGATATGGATGAAGCACGAAGTGCGGGATGGGTTTTATTATCCTTGCCCAGTATCCATAAATTTCTTGAAGCAAAGATATGGATAGTAGTAATTGGACTAGAGAAAATTTAGCATGGGCGGCGGGGTTTATAGATGGCGAAGGTTCTATAGGACTTGACTCTCCAAGCCAACGAAATAAAAATCCTAGTGCTTACATAGTGTGCTATCAAAAAGACCCTGAATTGCTACACATGCTTGTCCAGTTATTCGGGGGAAAAGTGCTAGGCCCTAATGCCTCTAAGGTTCATTACTGGAGACTTAGAAAAAAGAATGAGGTTTACGCTGTATGTGTGGCTCTATACACATGGTTTTCTTCTAAACGAAGAAAGTCCGTAGAAGTAACTATTGAAAATTTTAAAATAAGAAATGGCTAGGGATTATCCCATGCCTGTGTCACTAGAATATCTAAAGAGGAAATACTCATAATGTCAGACGCAAAAAACAAGCATCCTAATGGAGCTGTTCTCCAGTATCCAGACGGTAGTCAGTATGTATACATCCAAGCTGCGGAAGATTTGTCCAGTGGTACATTTGTAGAAGCTAATGTGCTAGGCAGGTTGGTGAAGTTTAAAGGGGAAGTTAAATTCCCAAAGGGCATTGTAATGGAAACTGTGCCTAAGGAAGGATGGACTTTCGTTATGATTAAAGAGCCTAATCCTCCAGTTAGACGGCAGGAAGTTCCTGCTATTGAGATGGCCAATGTTAAGTCAGCCTAAAACGGTAGAGTGGAACGCTCACGGATATATACGCACCTTCACTGGTGGCTACTTCTATCCCCAACAACCCGAACAGTTGGTGCCCGACATTAGGGACATAGCACACGCTCTGTCCCTAGTGTGTAGGTATAACGGACATCTTAAGGATTTTTATTCCGTGGGGCAACACAGCTTGATAGTGGAGAAGCACGCCACTCAAGTTATGAAGGACATCAATCCTAACATACATCCATCATCTCTTAGACTCTTTAGCTTACAGGCTCTGCTTCACGATGCTACAGAAGCGTACATTCCAGATATGCCTAGTCCTATTAAGCAATTCCTGCCAGACTTTAAATCTATGGAGAAGAGGCTACAGAAGCATTTGATGAAAAGCTTTGGGCTACCTGAGAACATTCATTCTATTATTCATTCGGTGGATAAGTATATCCGTAGGGATGAGATAGAGAGTATGCAGAACTGGGATGAGACATTTACTTCGGATAGATTGTCTAAATTTAAGATTACGCCGGAGAGGTCTAAGGTAGTGGAGCAAGCGTTCCTAAGTACATATTATGAAATTGTCGGATAGTAATGTCCTAAGACAGATAGTTAAGATGAACGAATCTTACTTTCCTGATGCTGGTCTTTCTATGAGGGAACTAAAGAAAGAGCTGGCTAAGGGAGGTAAGGTGTTTTGTAGAGTGAGGAAGGGAAGAGTACAGGGATATGTATTAGCTACCATCAGGGATGATGCCTGTTGGATTAGTTTTATTGGTATAAGGAGAGAGAATAGGGGAGTAGGGCTCGGAGCTATTCTAGTTAAGAGAGCTGTTAAATGGGCACTACGGCAGAACTACTGGCTCCTCACTTATGCCAGTGTGCATAACATCCGCAGTATTAACCTACTAATTAAGTGCGGGTTTAAGGTAGAGAGTATAGGCTCACGATGGATACACTTACGACATGACTAATGATTTGATTAATGGGTTGTTTGAGGTAGGAGGGGGTATTATTCTATGGATGAATGTCCTCACCTTATATAGAGATAAGCAAATAAAAGGCGTCCATTGGACGCCTGTTTTATTCTTTGGTTTATGGGGATATTGGAATCTTTATTACTATCCTTCTCTTGACCAATGGGTTAGCTTTTGTGGAGGGATGTTTGTCACCTTAGCCAACACTGTCTGGTTTATACAGATGGTGTATTACATCAGGAAGAACCGTATTATTCCTTCTTAAGGAAGTCCTTCATCTTATCCGCCACCTTCTCTACACTCCTACCAACTATATACCCGCCAAGTCCAATCTCAATAATATCTAGCAACTTCAACTCCATTGCCTCCGTAATTCCGGGGGCAACCCACCCTAGCCATTTAGCCACAACCAATGTGACAAAGGTAACCATCGTAAGGGGACGCCAATTACGTTGCAGCCAACTATCCCCACCAGCCTCGGCGTTGATAACAGATGCTTGAAGCTTACCAAACTCCAACTGAAACTCAGTGAGTTTAATCTTTAAGTAACTCTCAATCTCAGCAAACTTATTACGAAGCAATAGTTTCTCTTCATCTGAAGTGTGAAGGTTGTCTACTAAGTCTGCTGCTGGTTTAAATATCCCGCCAATTAAATCTAATATATTCATTTCACACCTTTAAGTCCTGCCCACGAATAACTGAAATGGTTTCCATCTTTGAATCTCCCGCCCCAGTTACATCCAGAGTCCAGTGATTCCCAATACACCCCAATGTCTTCAAACTGCATCCCGTCTGTTAGGAGCACACCGTCTTTAGTAATGTTTATGTCAATAGCCAGCTTAACTGTATGCAGGGAATTAGATATACCTTTACCAGAGGCAGCATAGATAGCTGCTTGTTCAGGTGTACGCAGAGCTTCTCCTATTCTACCTTTATAGCCAAGCTCATATATCTTTGTTATCAACAAGGATAAAAGATATAAAAACTTTTCTTGATGTTCGCCTAAAGTCATTTAAACCAAGAGAGAATATTCTCTTTAAAGAGCATTATACCCGCCCAAATTATAGATGCTACTAGCACTGCCATACCAGCTGCTCCTTTGTATTTCTGCCAATCAGCCTTAATGGGGGCTATTTCTCCCATAAGCTCTACATGCATGGTTTCCATACGTCTCATTAAAGCCTCCCGGTCAAGGGCATGTTCCTTCCTGTGCTGGTCTATTTCTTCCACTAGACGTTCCACTTTAGTTTCTATGACAGCTACTCGCTCATCTTGTTCCATACTTAGTGTCCTTTAAACATATCATTTATTTTCTTTTCTTTCTTTTTCTTGTCTTCATAGGCAGCTTTTTCCATCCCACCGCCTAAATATTTGTACATGAAATCTCCTACTAAGGGGACATACTTGAGTGATTTATAATCATGGCCCGGCTTGTCCTGAAATTTGCCGTCCTTCATAGTGAAACTATCACCAAAGAATTCTTCATGTAGTGCTATTGTGTCAGATGTAACCGCATTTACTACTGACCAGATAGGTATCTCTAGCTGAGAAGACACAAGATTGGAAATTTTTCCCGAGGCAGATTTAGCAAGAGCATACTCAGAAGTGCCTAATACCTTGAGCGAGTTGTTAAGCACGATGTCCGGGATGTCGTCCACACTGACCTCATGCCCTGCCAACATAGCTTTCACCATTTCCACCGGCACTCCTAGAAGTGAGGTGTATGCCCCGAATCTGACTAGATTCTTAGTAGCTTCCATGTAATTACCCTTCGCATATTGCCTAAATATATCTTCCCTAACCACATTGAATTGAGTTAATTGGAAAGTCTTTAACGAATAGAATAATCTACCATTAGGATTTTGTAAATATTTAACAGGCGTAACACTCTTGGAAATAGGCTGCACTTGGGACAATTCAGTGAACAATAATGTCTTTACATCATGCGAAACATTACCTGCCTTTAAGTCATCCATCAATTTAACAAGCTCTTCTCCGGGAAACATGTCTGTATATTTAGCTACAAACGCATTATAGCCCTTGGATTCCGGGGATGCTATAGCACTAAGAATTCTATGCATAGCGGCGTTGATGTGTACAGTTTTTCCGAACTTATCAACAGTGGAGAAGCCGTTGTACCTCAAAGCCCGTTCCATGTTTCTAGCAGACCTAATAGCAGATTGCTCAAGTTCATTAGCAATATCAGACACACCGATATCCACTGCCCTGACGAACTTATCCTGTGACAGGGCTTTAACCGTATTGAATAGTCCTTGTTTATAGAACGATTGGGATATGTCTTTTACTTGTTCTAATGTATTTCTTATATTACCGAGAGTAGTGGTGTAGATAAAGTTCTTAAGACTTTGCACAATCTTATTAGTAGGAGCTTCTCCCGCTATAAACCTTGCTTGCAGGAGTTCTACAAGTCGAGTCTTAGCTTCCGGGTTAAGCATTAGTTCTTTATCAGCGGCTATTACCGCGCCAATACTCTTATCCATGTCTACGGTGTTAGTGTCTTTATTAATTTGAATATGTCTACCGAATAGCGTACGTTTCTCTGCATCTCCAATAGCTTTCTTCAGATACAGGGTGTACGCAGTATCCCACGAAGCGTAATGGTCCCTCCATTCCTCAGGTATCTTTTCTAAGAACTTACGTTCTTTAGAAGCAGAGATAGGCCCTTCCTTACTAGGTCTTATTCCTCTTAAGGCTTTGTTAATCGTATCAGCTTCCTCTAAGTCGGTGAGCTTACGCCCGAGCTTGGAGGCCTTGGCAGACACAGCTCCAGATATACGGTCTTGTAGTCTAGCCGGGAGTTTCTTAACTAATGTCTCATAGTCAAGTAATTGTCTAGGAAGGTAGTTGGCGATATACTCTAAGTCTTTATATCCAACTTCCTTTAATTCTTTATAGAGTGCATCCATTCTAGGACGGATTTTCTCAAAAGCTTGGAGGGCCTCTGGCGACTGTCTTAAAAATAGTTTCATACTGTCAATGTCTTGGTCTTGCCACAGTCTATTGAACCTAGCCTGAGATTCTTTAGGGAGAGTACGTATATATTCCCTTAAAGGGCCAACTTCGGCAATCGCGTCATGCAACTTAATCCGTATATTAGCTTCATACTTCATCAGCCTACCATGTACAGCGCCAGAAATACGCTTGATACCTGCTTGCACAGGTTCAATGAAATCATCTACCCACTGAGACACCTTACCGCCCATACGAGAGGTACGCACAGAGCCACCTAAGAACATATCTTCTGCCATCTCTGCTGTCTTGGGAATAATCAAACGTCTATCAGTTTCTAGTAAAGCTCCGAACAAGTCGTCGTGCTTCACCCCAGTTTTTTCTAGGGCATATAGCAAACTATCCAACTCGTCCCTACCTGTAGCTCTAGCTTCTATGATAAACTCATTAACATCATCAATAGTTTTATTCATAAGTTTGACAGGCTCTTCCGCCATTTCATCAAGCTTATTAGTAATATATTCTCCATACTTCTTACTAACATATTTACCAGCAAACAGCAGGGAGGGCCCTAATATAAGTCCTGCTCCTCCAGCTATGCTAGTTCCGTACACATCTACCTTTCCAGTGTTACCTAAATCATTTGCTGTCTTATCAAACATTAACAATCCTCCCGTTCTAAGGGCAGACTGTATATATGTTGCTCCTAAAGACACCGCAGCTAAAGGGTCGTCCAAGACACTTAAGGCCTGACCAACGCCTACACCAAAAGAGTCGGCATTCTCCGTGCCATGTATATTAGGATACATCTCTTGTAGTTGTGCGTTCTTATATTCCTTCTGTCTAACTAGACGTTCGTCTGGAGTTAGGGTGTTATAGTCCTCTCCGTACTTCCGCTTAGCATTGTCGAATATATTAGCGTAGTCGTCTAGAGCAGATTGAATTATCTTCGGGTCTTTGGCCATACTACCGGCCATTAACTTCAAGGCTTTAGAAGGACGAACAAACTCAAGAGACGTTCCCGGATAGTATGTATCCAGCCAATCCCCTAGTTTTTGCCATGAGTTTATATGGTCGCCTTTAAACCCGTACGAAACTTCCTCACTAAATGAAGGCTCTTCCGGGGCTTTATCAGTGCCAAATAAATCCGCATAATCGGACTTATTCGAGGCATCGGTTGTGCCAAACACGTCATCATAAGTGTCCTTCGTGTTTTCCTTAACCACAGGCGCAGCAACATCCCCCGCCTTAGGGCTAGATGTTTCCCCAAACAAACTATCGTAGCTTAGGGCGGCCTCAGCCATTATTCAGCCCACACTTTTTTCTTTATATTCTCTGCCACTTGTGCGGAGATTAAGCCATTCTTAACCGCGTTGTCTACATCTTCTGGTTTAAATCCATATTTGAGAATGTTCTTCATTTCATCTACAGACAACAGACTAGGGTCTTTCTTGAGTCCGTCTTTAATTACTTCGGCGGCTGAAGAATAATATCTGGCATTACTATTGGAGCCTATCTTGCCTTTGCGTGCTTCACGGATTCTAGGCGTAATCTCTCCTAAAGCTTGGTCCTTGGCTTGTTGGATAGGCAATTCCTCTCCACGATTAAGAGCTTCAGCGTACAGCTCTTTGGTGCGACGAGCTACGTCTTCAGACAAACTCCGTTGTTTACCGTCACTCATGCCAGCCCAAGGTGCGAACGATTTGAATTTATCCGACAGGTCTGCAAAGATAGCTTGTCTCTCACCCTGTGTGACAGTTTTAGCTTGTTTCAATCTAGCAGCTGAGCCTTCTTTGTCCTTAGCCTCTTTTCTGTTAAGCTCCATATTAAACCGCTTATCAGCTTCCATCTGCTTGAATTGCTCTTCAATTGTCGCACCAGCAGTGATTAATTGCTTAAGATTAACGGTGATTCCCTTTGGATTCTTTTTCGAGGTTACTCTAAAGTCATCCTGTCCAACCTGAATAATATCTGTAGTGTCATCATTAGGGTCGTTTTCTTGTAGTAATTTTATAGCTTGTTCTTTATCTCCAGCTTTAAATACCTCTAAAGCATGAGACATAATTCCTATCTTATTACGTTTTTCCTGCATATCCGAAGCTATCTTGTGTTGTCTAGAACTCTCAATATAATTTCTAGCCTTCATTAGATTCTCTTCAATCTTAGAGGCCTTATCCGGGTCTATCTGATATGCTCTAGCAATACCTTCTTCTTTAGTAGGAGGTCTCGCTGTGGTGCCTAAATTAACTCCCTTGCCCTCAATCTCTGTGGTTTGAGGAGTAGTTGATGCTATAGGAGTGGTGAAGGCGTCGCGAAGTTCCTGCTCCGTTTTAGCCTCTCGTTTAAGTTTCTCAAGCTCTTCCAAAGCTTTAGCTCCCTGTAGTCCTCTTAGTAATGAACCGCCTAAATCTGGTTTTTGATATGCCATATTATTTAAAACAGACCAAAGCCTTTGGTCGCCCCTCCTAAACTAAATAGGCCTTCAAGTACTCCGCCCTTAGCTGACGCTAAGTCTTGTCCTCTAGTCATAGCTAATGTAGCTAAAGTGTTGCCTGTCTGGACAGACGCACCAGCTAATGCTCCAGCAGACGATTGCCCTAATTGTGCTAATGAAAACCGTCTATTAAACTCATTTCCATATTCTTGTGAAGCAAGGCCCTGCGAGAACTTCAGAACGTCTCTAGTCGTTTGTCCAGAGAAGAATTTACCGCCAGCAAGAGCTTTATTCTGTAGTCCTCTAAGTCCCTCTGACATGCTAAATTGGTACCAAGGAGTTTCTGTAATAGAAGAAGGAGAAGCCATCAATGACTTTAGCCCTTCCATACCTTGGGTCTTACCAAAGTCTATAAACGGCTGTAGCTCTCCCCTAGCAATATTAAATTGCTCTTTTGATAGGCCTAAGCCCTCGTTAGTGCCCCTATTAATATCACCTTCTCCCGGTGCTCCGAGGATATCTCCAACAAAATCAAATAAGCCCATAGTTATTTCCTGATTGCTACAATATTGTAGGTACCGGCAGCAGGATTTATGCTACCACCAGTAAAGTTTCTAAATCTAATCTGCAATGTATCAGCAGCGCTCACTCTATAATACATAATCCCTATTCCTGTGTCTAATGCGGGTGGATTCATAAACACTACGTCATTCGTGCTAAGCCCTGTAATAGTGAAGGTTTGTGTATCTTCACTGTTAGCTCCTACTGCTGTAGGATTAAGAGACTCTGAATACACTCTAAGATAAGGGAAGTTATCAGCTATCACCTTAAACCACATTTCCCTGTCCTCGATAGGAGGAGAAATTCCTTTCGTTGTAATCTTTGCCATTAGGTACTACGCTCCACTTTCTCATCTGGCAAACTGAGCAGGAGAGCCTTGATTCTAATTCTAATAGGGTCAGACAGCTTAAACTTGTACACTCTGTTTCTAGTGGTTCCTAAATGGGTCCAACGTATGTTCTGTTTGTATGCTCCCTGTACTCCTAGTGACCTGCTGCGCGCATTACTCCACGTATTCCCGTCATCATCGGAGAATTCCATAGTTATAATAGGAGAGTAGCCCTGCCCTGACAGGAGAGCCGTGGCACCTGTCTCCACCACCAACTCCAGGTAATTATGCCTCAGGAGTTGGCCTTTATCAGCTACATGGCTAGTAGTGAATTCTCTATAAATAGTCTCACTATTATCCGTGTACGTATTAATATCTAGTTCGTATATATTACCATTTTCAAAGTCACCAACAGTATGCATCTTATTAAAGAATATGTAGTTTTGAGCCCTATGTCTTAAAGCTACAAAATCTTTCTTTTCATGCCAAGCATCCGAGGTGACGTCGTACACCCAAGTTTTTTTCTCAGTTTGAAAAGTTAGTTGGTAGAATATGTGTCCTCTTTCCTGATATGCAAACGATATAGCATCATCAGTGGTGGAATAGGTTTCAAAGATAGATTGAATAGACGAAGGAGTTACGCTCTTTACTTTAGTTCCCTCAGATTTAACAACCTGTAACTTACCCTTCTCGTCACTAGCAAGCCAGATAAGTCCCTCATCTCCTAGGTGGGACAAGGAATCAGGAGCGTGTATACCCACCTCAATGATAGAGTTGGGAACCGGGTCAAACGGAAAATCATTCCCACTGTTATACCAAAGCTCTGTGGTAGTTTCTCCGATAAACCACACCATTCTGTCATGTGCTGCTACAGCTAGAATATTGTCCGGGTCACGTTCTGTACGAGCTTTGTCAAGGTTGCTCCATGAAGTACCGTCATACGCAGCTGACAAGTAGAAGTAATCAGAGTTGTCATCTAGTACGATGAAGTAGCCATCAAAGAATATCACCTTAGTCGGGGACACTGGAAAATCTGCGTCACTAATTGTAGCTAGTGTGGTGCCGTCATAAGTCCAGCCATCCACTCCGTCTACGATTATAATCTCCCCCCCTGAGACACCGTTAGAGGCCATTGAGACAGAGCCTCCAGAAGTATTAAGGGTGCCTATTAGTGTTTTGGTTCCTGTAGTAGTGTATTTATATAGCTCATTACGGCTAACTACAAACACATCTCCTAGATGTTCCACCATGCCTCTAATTGGACCAGTGCCTATATCACCTAGCTTACGTAAACCAGAGGTATTAATTAGAGCTATCTTGGAGTCTACTTCTCCCTCAACTATCTCAGGAAATAGGTTTATGCACCGTTGAGAATTAATGGCGCTACTATCCCCAAAGTATCCCTTACGATATAAAGGCAATTCGACTATCATTAGGTTTTAATTATAAATGCTAGCACTAAGGACGGCTGCATGTTATTATGCGCGGCTCCGCCACCCGTTGAGGTGGAGGTCTGAGAGGAGGTGTCAGTAGCGTTACTAGCACCAGCTCCTTCCGGACGAGTGCCTCCACCTGCGTTGACAGCATGCGTATGGGCTGGCATTTCAGCCGTAGTAAGTGTGTGGGTTTCAGCACCGACAGTAGCTGCTATAGTGCGAGCTGTAAGTCCACTTCCAGTACCATTACCTATCGGAGCTCTGCCCCTAATATCCGGGACGTTAAACGTAGTGCTACCATCGCCAACACCAAAGGTAGTACCAATAGCTGTGAAGAGGGTCGAATAAGTGGTACGAGATACGGCGGTTCCGTCGCAAGCTAACCAACCTGAAGGAACAGTGGTGCTACCGAATGGCTTGATTGTTCCAGCTTCTACGGTCTCTTCTACTAATGAGATGCCGTCAAACCATGTACTACCAGAAGTAGCATTGCTGCTATGGCAGCCCGTGAATCTTAGTTTAGCAAAGTATGCTCCAGAAATAGGAACAACTTGATATGTCTTTTGCGTGAAGGACGTAGGGTTTGTTGTACTATCATCCATAATAGTAGTAGAAGGAGTACTGTACGCAACTTGGTCTGCGTCATACCATAACACTTCTACTAAATTTCGCACATTAGCTACAGACGATTTGTAGGCAAACTTAAGTTTTAATTGTCTGCCCAGAGATACAGGAAAAAAGGCAGTAGTAGTTATATACCCTCCGCCACTTCCAGCTGATACAAATTTCATGGAATATTTCCCATGATACGAAGCACTGCTAACTACAGAGTTAGCGCCACTATTATAATCTGTAAGAGTCCAGCTATCCGGCGCACCGCCTGTAGAGTTCTCAAAGCTACCATTCAGAATTATGTTCGGGTCTGTGGACGTAGAGGTGGTGTCGGGGTTAATATTATATAATGTAGTGATTAAGGACCCTGTGCTATCCTTAATCTTTAAATCATAATTGCCGTCAAGGAATATAGCCTTACGTCCGGCACTGTCTAGAGTAGCCGTAACTCCTAGAGAAGTAGCTAACGAGGAATCAGAATATACCGCTTTGGTTGTAGCGAAGGCTGTGCCCGGAGAATAGAATTCAAGCGTACCACTGGCATTAACTGCGCCACTGTTAGTGAGAATAGGTGTGAAGCTACTTACAAATGCCTGTGTCGTCATAGTTATCTGCCATGTTTAGCTGGTTGAATATACATACTGGTCTGTTCCTTGTCCCATCCCATCACTCTCTTTTTCTCCTCATCAGCCAAGAGTTTAAGTTTCTTAAATTCAGCTGTATTGGTGGCATAGGAGGGAGTGAGAAGAACAGCTAGGTTCAGTTGCACAGCTAGTTGCCATTCCTGAGGAAAGTCAAAACTATCATTAGCTGACGTCATATCTTCTATGGAATACTGCCCTGTATAAACAAGCCTATGTTTTCCATCAGATGGAGTGGGGTATACCTTCAAAGTAGAGTTTGTCAGAGAAGGATTAAAGAAGAACTGTGTCGGAGTACCCGTGGTAGTTTTATCCCCAAAGGCATAATACTCCTCTCTAGAAATAAGGGTAGCAGGAACATCCTCATTAGATTCGTTACGTACCACTAGGTCCATAATGGCCAAAGGGCGCGGAGCCTTAGTGGTGTAGAAATACACTGTGTTATCCACGGCTACAGTGTCTCCCGTAGGGATAGCTGTAGTGAGAACAAAGGTAGTGCTATTAGTCACCGATGCTACAGTAGTCCAATGCATACTGCCATCGTCTAGTTCAACACCAACGTAGTCAGCAGCGGTCATTCCTGTGGTGCTGTCTACGACAATAGAAGTGTCGGCAGCAACAGCAGCAGTGGCTATCGTAGTGGTGGTGAATGATTCAGTGGAGTGTTGTCCTGTACCACCTAACTGATAGGAGTTGTCATTGTATTCTAGGAAGAGGGTAGTTTCTCTAAGTTTCCATAGTTGCATAGCATCCGCTTGCCATGCCTTAAGCATCATGTTTAGTTTACGAGCAGCAAACGCCATGATGTCTGATTCTGGCGTAACGCCTACAGCAACAATGCCAGCGTCAATTAGAGCATCAGTTAGTAATTGGTTTCTATTAGAAGCAAAGGATGTGGTGCCTGAAGTAGCCATTAGATGTGTTTTCCACTAGGGTCGAATGTGTCAAGTAGGTGCTTTGCAAGCCAGCGAGCAACTGAACCACGCCATGTCTGTTCCGGCGCGTGTCTCTTTAGCCGTGCAGTAACTAGTAATTCCTTGGGAAGCTCCAATAACAACACAGTCATTACCGTGAGATTGAGTAGACAATCAAGAGCAAGGCCAATCAGCAATAATGGGTAGCCCATAACCAAGGCAGTAGTAGATAACGTCCCTGCATCCTTGGCCCTCTTTAGATTCATCACGGCTAGATAGAACAGCCATGTTGCGTAGAACAGGCCGAGGGCGCAGAGAAGTATCACCACGTCACCGCCTTAACATCCGCTACAGTCGCCGCCGCTTCCACCTGAGCCTTGAGCGTGCGGAACTTCGACAGCCGCGCCATCTTGAACACGGCCCCGTCGTTGAACGCTTGCTGAATCTGCGCGGGTGTGTGCGTCACGGCGGCCTTTACACCAGTCGCTTGCTTGGTGCAGGTGAAGTCCACGTTGACGTTGTTCGTCACGGCGTAGTCCTTGGCCCCGGCGAGGTTAAGCTGCGATTCAAGGTCACCGTCGTATTTGTAGGCAGCACCAAGGGCGGACGAAACGAAACCGGCGAGAATCTCGGCTTTGCAGGATGCACTGAGGGCTTTAATCTTTCCTGCCCAGCACAACGGCGGGTAATTATCGGAAGTCGGATAAACAGAAGTAAGTGTTTCCCCTGCCTGTGCGACGTAGTCATCAGGAACTTCCCTGAAATTCGGTGTGCCGTTTTTTAGCGCGTACATGGCTGGATGCTCCTATCGGTCAGAAACAACTTGGATATAGTCAACGTCTATGCCGTTCGCCGCTGCCGAACCGGATAGCAGCAGCCACATAAGCATCGCATTGGTTGGGATGTTCGTTGTGACTGTTCCTTTCGATACACCATCCACGAAAAGCTCGACGCTCGTTGTGCCAGTGACAACAACCTTGGCGGTGTGAAACGTCCCGCCCGTTTCCATTGCCACGCCTGAGTCCAGCGTGCTTTCCGAACCACCGGCACGACAAGCGAGAATAAGATTTGTACCGGGTGTCCAACGAAGCTGAACGGTATGGATAGTCCCCCCCTCCGGAGAACCGTCAGTCAACGCGATACGACGGGTGCCGCCGGTCGAGCCGTAGTTCGCCATGCGGACTTTCATGACCGGGTTTTTAGACGTAATCCACGGCAACGTAGTCGCGCTGTTCGCAAGCTGTACCGACATATTCACGCCGCTATCACTAAACCGAGCAACGCCACCCCGACCGGCAATCCCAGTTAAACCGCCAGCAATAATAGACCAGCCTTCCGAGAAACTTCCCGAAGCGCGCTCGCTATTAAAATCTTCGTAAAATTCGTGCTTGGTTTCAGGGTCTAAACTGCCCAAGCGATATTTCAGGTTGCTCGGGGTTGCAAAAACAACGTTACTGGACTCTGCTTGGATTTGGGATTGGGTGGCGGCAGCGGCTGGAGTAAGCAACACGCCATCATCATAAATTCCTACTGCATTAATAGTACCTGCGCCTTGGTCCCCTCCTGTAGCTGACCCCCACACTAAGCCGTTTTGGGCGTATCCTCTGGTCGCTAAGGTTCCAGCAACAGCTGTTTGAAAGGCTAATTTTCCATCTTCGCTTGTGGCAGTAGCATCAACAATCTCTGCTTGAATCTGGGCGTATGTATCTGTTCCGGCCCCAGAGTCACGCCCTTTGAATGGAATGGCCCCAAGTACGTCTGCGGCGGCTGGCGATGCGCTATTACGGTCTAGTATTAGAGTAGGACCAACTGTAGCTCCAGCGTCTGTAGATTGGAGAGTTTGGTCCGCAGACCATGTGTTTGCTCCGTCAGTTAGGGCCACCTTAGTACCAGATGTTCCAGTATCTATAACTGCGGACGTTCCTAAACCAAGAGTTGTTCTCGCGTTAGAGGCAGCGGCATCATCTATAAGGCTTCTACCGAATGTAGTGATGGCGGTCTCTGCCCATGTATCGGCAGCTGTAGTGTAGGCTATTTTATCTGCAGCCGTAGCTAATGTGGCTAGGCTTGTAAGAGATGCGTCGTATGCCTGTACATCTGTGCCAATAACCACCCCTAAAGTAGTACGGGCATTACTGGCCGCAGCATCGTCAATTAAACTACGGCCAAAAGTAGACAGACTTGTGAGTAGTGTGGTGCTATCTGTAGCAAAATAGGGCAGCTTATCTGCTGCCGGGGTTAAGTCGGAATATAGTGCAGTACGTGCTGTCTCCTTAGTTTGGGCTTCCCCAAACACAGTGACAAACAACGTATCCATCTTATTAAGCCAAGTAGCAGTTACTTTTGTGACGTAACTAACAAAACCTTGTAATGCCATTATAAGTAACTCCCAAAGGTGCCTTGTAAATATCTAAGGTCATTATCTACATCTGCTATCATGCACTCAGCAACAGCTGCATCTGCTACAGATGTGTTAGTAGAACATGAGTTGCTAAATGTGTCAGCCGGTTCTGGGCTTGTAGGTGATATAGGCACTGGTCCTTTTAATGGAGGACGAGGCATGTCCAGAGGATGTCTCTCTTCCATATCCTGAGAACATACAATCAGTCCGTCCCATCTCTTAAAGGACTCTTCTACCTTTATCTTCTTCCTACATACCTGACAGATTACATTGTATGAGAAAAGTTTAGCATATGTTTTAATACCCATTAGCTTATTCGGATTGTGTGATGTATACCTGTAGTTCAGCCGTATCAGTGTAGGAATTCACTACTACACGTATAGCTCTCACTCCCGTCATGCTTAGGTTATTAGCTAGTGATGCAGTTTTGGCTGTAAAATTAGCGTCATTTAGCCAATCTAGGGCAGCTTGGTCTACTAACGTAGCATCAAAAGGATTCTCAAGAGTGTCCTCTATATCAAAATTAATAGTCCCTGTAACAGTGACTTGCACAGAAGCCGCATTATTTGCATAATGGTTTAATGGGATTGTCTGTGACGTAAATTCATCCACCCAACCTATGTCCATAGTGTCAGCACCAATAGTAGCAGAAGGAACCACTGAAGTGAGGGTCAGGAAGTATTTAGTTGATTCTATTGTAGCACTACCAGCTGGTAGATTAACTGTTTCCGTTTGTGCTTTTCCATCTGCATCAGTACCAGTAAGAATAGCTGTCTTAGCGGAGTGGTCAGTAGCACTGTCATTACGAATACTAACTTGATGCGCCAACGAATCGCCACTAGACGTAGCGTCTAATGCCCATGTAGCTCCAGTTGCGTTACTTAAAAACCCGGTTAAACTGGCATTAGCGGGGTCTAGGTCAAGAAGTTTTGCTCTCATGTGTTTCCTTATAAAAAGGGGGAGGAACTCCTCCCCCAATTCTTATTACGCGTCGGTTGTAGCTGTAATGTTAGTAAGCATTGCCTTTTCACCAGCAAGGTTACAAACATAGATGTTATCAAAATAATGGAACGTAGCGCCACTGAAAGCTTCGGTCACGTTAGCCGCATTATCCGTCAACATAGCATACAGATTCGGACCAATCTTACCAGTCGAGCCCGTCACCGTGTCAATAATCGCAATATCAGCAGCGTTCTTATTCCAGATGTAGCCATCGTGGATGTCAACATCTACCGCAGCCGTAGTACGAACATCAATACCACCAGTTGAGAAATTACCAACAATCTTAAAGTTTTTAATCACCGGGTTGTCCATGCCGATGAGGGCAATGGCAGAACTACCGCCAGCAGCCGCAGCACCATTATGGAAATAACCATCAATAGTCAGTCTGTCCGCATTAGCGTCAGCCAGAATAACGTCAGTGGCTTGTCCAGTGACATCCCTATATTCACAATTCAACAGCGTGAAGTCAGCAGCATTGACGTCAATAGGAGCCGCCAAAGCATCTACACCACCAGTGAAGATAAAGTTATACATAGTGATATTAGCAGCGTCAACGTCCATATCCGCCGTAGTAGCGGTAGTGAAGTTAATCTTGGGACGGTTACTACCGGCACCCAGACCAATCAACGCAATACCAATCACATCCAAATCAAGTCCAGCCGCAGCTGTGACAGTCTCAGTGTGGCCCGGTCTAACCATAATTACATCACCACGGTTATCCGCGCACATACCCACCGCATAATCAATAGTAGCGAAAGGAGCGTAATACGTCCCGTCATTACCATTCGATGCAGTTTTTTCGCCTCTTAGAAGAGACGCACTATTGCCCACCCAAAACACTTTACCCGGATGTGTAACTGAAAGGGGCATACCTCTAATCAAAATACCGTTTTTAAAACCACCGGGATAATTGTCCATCACTGACATAAATACCTCTCTGAGAGAAAGGGGGAGGGCATGTCTACCCTCCCCACAGTTTTACCTCTTACGCGCCTTCATGGAACTCAAGATATTCTAGGCAAGCTTTCGCTAGTTCTGGACTATCTTTTAAGTGTCCAACTGCTTTATTACAATTAGTACAAAGCAAGGCACGAATTTTTCCTGTACTATGGTTGTGGTCTACTGCCAAATATCTTGCCTTTCCTGTTCCAGAACATAAAACAAATTCAGGTCTTTTACAAATAGCGCACACACCGTCTTGTTGCTTTAACAACAGTTGGTATTGCTCCAATGTAATCCCATGAGTTCGTTTTAAGTCAATGTTCTTAACTTTATCCGGATTTTTCTTACGATAGTTCCGTAAATAAATAAGAATTTCTGGATGAGTTTTTCTATACTCCTTATGATACTCAGCCTTTTTAACAGAATCAGCAAACGGCATTTAGACTAGGCCCCCGGGCTACCAAATAAGCCCTTAGGACGCGACCAACCGTACGCCTCACGGTACACAACCTTGAATTTGAGGTTATCGCTATCAAAGTCATTGTCTTCCGAGAAGGTGACGGGTTTACGAACAAAACGTCTCAGTGCGTCGGGGACATTTGTACGGATGAACCACGCATCAGTATCGGTGAGATAATGATTGAGGACCACCTTCGGAATATACCCAGACATCTTAAGAGCATTGATGTCGTTATTGCTATTCCCGCTCTGGAGAGGAGACTTGAGAATTCTCTCAGCTTCCGCCCACAGGTCAACAGGGATAATCAATGAAGTAGGCATGACAGCGATTTTAAGGCCACGGTCATTCGTAAACTTCATCAAGTCAATAACGGCCTGTTCCAACGAAGCTTCTGACAAGTCCGCAGCAGTCGCCAGTTCATTTGCAAACGTACCACCAGCCACGTTGACGTGGGCAGTAGAGAGCAACTCAAGGCCATCAGCACCAGTGTAGCTGGAATTGAACGCACGATTATACACGTTCGCAGCCACAGTTTCCTGAGTGTCTTTCACCGAAGGAGCCAATTCAGCAGCTCGTTTCAGTGCAATCTCAGTGTACTGGTTGTCATCAACAGCTTCGGACGTAACGATGAAGCCCGTTCCATATTTCGTCATTGTGTAACGAGTAAGGAAACCCTGCTGGAAACTATCATACGTCACTCCACTGCCTTCCTCAATAACTGAGGCCTGACCAAAGCCACTCATGCTCAGGTCTTCTTCAAACGCCTTGTCGGAATTATAGGTATCGAAAAGGTCCGTCAGCTCAAGAGGATGAGCATTGTACTTTTCAGTAAATACCTTGTTCAGTCCAGGCCAGAGAGCTTTACCAATACTACCACGATTAATTACGCTCATTAGTTATGCTCCCTTAGAGACCAGCACTACCGTGCAAGAAGACGCTTTCGTTAATACGAACGAGCCATTTTGCTTCGGTGCCGATTGCGTTGTCAGGACGGTCAACCAAGCCAAGCACAAGCAATTGCGCAGTGGCCGCAGACGAATCCTTAGAGATTACGTCAGACGAATCAAGTTCCATTTTGGAGTTACCAGTGACGGTACTACCAGCGGTGACAGCAATATCACCATTGGAACCTACGTTAGTAGCAACCATAGCGCCACCAACTGAATCTTCTTGAATTTCATAAATTACATCTGGTCCCACGCACACCATAATGGTGCCAGCGGTAGAGGCAGGGAGATAGCCCGGATGTTCTGTAGCAGCAACAGTACGGTCTACTTCAACACCTACGCACACACCAAGTAACAGGTCGCCAGCAGTTGCCGGAGCAATGTTACCATCGTCTTCCAACTTAACAGCATCACCACGATAAATCGCAGTGCCGTTGGACGAGTCAACTGGGAAAGACCGAACATGTCCCATCCAAGGCGCGCCTGAAATAGTACCTACGGGGCGCAGACCAGAGGGACGGTCAGCATTAGCCATATTTTAAATTTCCTTTAAATTGCTAACAGGCCAGATGTATTTATACAATTACGCATTTCTTTCAATAGAAACTTCACCGTAAGTACCATCTTCACCCGCTTCGCTAGATTTACGTTTCTTACGAATCAATAGGTTTTCTTTACGAGTTACTTCCTTCTGCTTTTCAGCTTGGTCAGCTTCGTAAAGTTCTTTGGGAATACGCATTAGAATTGCTTGCCTACCAGAGCCCACACTGACTCTAGTCCCACTACCCAATGACACGTTACCATCCACAACTGCCGTATCTCCAACTTTACTTTTGTGTTCGACCACTTCATACCCTGCTAGTTTGAATTGCTCAATTCTATTATCAATATCGTTTACAACACGATAAACATAATTAGGGTCTTGGTCGGTAAAGGTCAGGCGATTACGACGTTGCTCGTGAAGAGGAACTCTCTTCGGGCGCATTGCTTCCAATGCTACTTCTCTTGTTTGTCTAGTGTTAGCCATGAATTAAGCTCCAGTATTTACAGTGCCGCCTACGGCGATATAGTCTCTAATAAACTCAGCATGTGATAAAATCCCGTTAGGATTACCACGTGTATGAGTTGTGTCCTTCTTAACCATCTTACGATAAACTTCTTGCACCTCTGCGGGCAAATCATCATAAGATACTTCTCTCTTTCTGCCTCCAACAGACTTAGCAGGAATTTGTTTTCCGCTATCTACTGCTGTGGCTCGTTCTTTGTTAGGGTTCATAAATTTCTTAGGAAATGCCTGTTTAGTTGCTCTTGCTACTTCTGCGTATATCTGCTCAAGAGGCATATCTGGATTTTGCTGTAGAATTCTAGCTCCACGTGCATCCGCAAAATCCTTCAAATCCTCGTCAGCCTCATACCACTCATTACTAGCAACCCACGCGTCAAACGCTTCATTCTTTATCTCAACCTTCGGAGGAGGAGTCTCCAACTCTTTCATCTTGTCCTTGATGGCTAGAGCTGTTTCAATGTCCTTGTCCTCGGAGGCAGCACGCAACTGTGCCTGTAATTCCTTCATGGCCTTATCCTTAGCCGTAGTTTCTATCCTATCGTACAACTGTTTGACTTTGGTGGTTTCTTCCCGTTGTTTCTTAAGTTCTCTATTTACCTTATGCAAGGCCTTATACAAAGGCTCACGAGCTACAAACTCTTTTGCATCAACCCATGCTTCCGGGTCTCCTTCATACTCTTCTGCTGGCTTCCAGCCCTTCTCTCTAGCGGCAGCCTCTATAGGGTCTACCTGTTCCTGCTCTTGTTCCTGCACCACTTCTTCGGCAACAATCTCTTCCTCAATTGCTGGTTCTTTATTTAGTTCTTCACTCATTGGTCACAACTCCTGTGATGTCGAGGTCGTTTAGTAACACCATATCGGGTCTAAACCCGCCCTCACTTTCTGCGTCTGGTATTCTCATACCTGCATATCTCTGATAAAGTACTTTGTCTCCCACCTTACACCAAGGAGCATCGTACTCTCTCCAACAATCATTACCTAGCGCCAGCACTACTCCAGTTACTTGCCCAAGCTGCTCTTTTTCTACAGCTGGTTTTGCTATGATAATACCGCCCTTACTAACCTCTTCTATCTTATCAGGCTTTATTAGTACCCGATGACCCACTGGGGACACTTTCATCTTCTGCATTCTCCTCTGAGAATAAGTCTTCATATTCGATATTTGCTACCAGTGTGTATATTTCCGCAGCTGTAATCTGCTTCATATACGCTTCACCTGTCTCAAATATACTGTCTTTCCTACAACTGCCGTCTGCTATGTATTGCTTTCTAACTAACGCTTCTTCTGCTAAAAACTGAAACAATCTCTGAGTAATTGGATTTTCTTTCCATTCTTTATAGTCGTCTAGTTCAATCTTTCTTGACACCTAGCTTCTCCTTCCGTCTTTCGGAAATGTCTTTTTGTTCGGCGTTCATTGCCGCAATTACTAAGTCTTTTCTATTACCATCTTCGGCTTGCTTCACCTTACTAACCATATCACGCTCTTTAATACCAGTCTCTATTTCTTTACGGTCCTGTTCGCGTTCTTTGATTTCTGCATTATGCATAGTTTCAAATTCTTTACGTTTCGCTTCTTGCATCTTCAAGATAATCTCAGGAGGCGGCTGTTGTTCAGCACCTTCTGGAGGCATAAGCTCCTCAAAGTTCTCAATCTCTAAAGCCTTGAAATATCTCTCAAGAGCCTTACGCGGAGGAACACCGAGTTGCAGCACTTGCATAATAGACTGTGCTTGCATTATCTTAGTAGTTTGACTGACGGCATTCGGGTCGGCAGTGGGGTGGATGTCCAAAGTCTCATCTTCGTAATCACTACGATAGATAGACATTTCCTGCATATCGTCCTCTTGCGGGTCAATCACTCTGTAGTATTCTTTCCGGTCTAGGTAGAGAGCATTCAGAGAATAAAGCTTCTTAAACTCAATGCCTAGGGCCCTACGTAGACGTTTGTAAATGGCAGTGAACACTCTCATGCCATTCTCTTGTACTGTTTGAGTAGTAGTGGCCTTCTGGTTCTGGCCGGGATTCTCTCCCACCATCATCTCAGTAGTAGAAGTCACTCTTTGTCCACTTTCAATTAACATGCCCAACAGATTAAACAACACGCCTGAAGGCTCTCTGACAGGAAGGGGGTAGAGGCCGGCCTTAATATCCGCGCCCATAGCATTAACTGTTTTCCATTCACCGGGCTCAAACTGTAAGTTCCCGCCTTTATGACGGAAGTTCTTAGTTATAAACCCAGATTGCAGATTGGACAAAGTACCAGCATCTACTAGCTGATTGATGATACTATTAACAGCATGATTGAGAGGACCAATTAAGGTGCCAAATCCCATATCATAGAAGCCACCATCAGGAGAAGGAATGAAGGAATACTTAGTGTAGTATTCATCAGCCTTAATCTTAATTACTTTCCCGTCTTTCTTTTTAATATTATCTTTTTGAAAGCGAGCCACAATGCGTAGCACTTTCCTAGTACTCTTTTCAACTGTAATGATGTACGGCTCAGCATAGCCGTCATAGTCCATGTCATAATAAGTATGGCACTCCAATATAGTAAAAGGAGTAGAAGAGTCTTCTTGGGGTCTACGTTCACCTTGAGCTGCATCCGAAGTTTCTGTGGTTACATCCTGTCTTGCGTCAGGAGCACTATTTCCCATAGGAAGATAGACATCAGCCCTTACTCTTTCTTCTAATTCGTTACGGGTGAGTTCCATTATCTCCGTCTTACGGAAGGCGGTTTCTAAACTCTTAGCCCAATAATTAACTACTAGGTCTTTAGCAAACACATGCTTTGATACGTTCCTACCGAGAACACTGTCAAAGTATGTCTTCTTAAATTCTGTACCAGTGATAGGCAGGGTAATGAGAAGACGGTCCATATTCTCTTCCCAGTCTTCCATCTGTGTCAACACTTGGTAGTTCATATGGGACGAGACACGTAGAGCCCGTCTAGCCTTAATTCCTAGGAAATCCTTTCCGGCAGTAGAAATGCGTACAATCTCTTTAGAGGGAATAAGGGCAGGATAAGCTCTTGCATGAAACTGCAAACAAGCCAGAGTCATTAGGGGATATTTAACATTAGAGGCCTTGGGCCACGGATAAGACTTAGCTTCCACCACCTGTGTCGCAAGCTTAATAGAATGCTCATATCTGTCCAACCACTCACTGCGACTCTGTTCATCAGCATCATATCCATCAACCACTTCATTCCCTATCTTGACCAAATCGTCTTCATCCAACATCTTAGCAATGTTGTCTGATTTAACGGCATCTTCTAAAGAAATACGTTCGTCTAAGGGCATTATTAATATCCTGTTATGGCACTTCTGCCTATGAATTCGCTTTGGTATTCCTTACTTCTCTCAAGATAGGCTTCCTCTTCTTGTTCAAACGAGGTGGGGCCCTCAGATAATTCGTTGATAGCTATACCAAGCCACGCTATTGCGTCCACTTGGTCCTTATAAGTTCCCTTCGGGAATTGAATAAGCTCTTGCTCGAAAGCTGGATACCACTCAGCTTCAGTGTCAAAATACACACCACCTGCTCTCATACGCGCCTGAATAGCTCTAGCTCTACTACGCTTGTCCTTGGTGGGAACACCGGGCACTATGTTCAGATACACCCCTGTGGAGGCCATCTGCTCATTGAGGGGGCCCATAAGGGTGAGTTTAATCTGCCCTTGCTCCACCTTCCATAGCTGAATATCGTAGAGCTTCTGTACCTCAAACATCGTATTGATGATGTCATTGGCGTCTCCTCTAAAGCGTAGCACTTGCTTTATTTGGAGCCTACGCATATTATCCAGCCCACCCACTACAATAACCGTGTACGCACTTTTATCAGCATCTGAGATGGCTAAGTCTACAGCAGCATAGTTGCTGGTAGCCAAGCCCCTCATCTCATCCTCTATGGGCTTAAAATCTTCCTTACGGAAGAAGGCCTCACTATGAGAGATGGGGTCATTTAGATATTCTTGGGCATAGCCTTCTGAATATCCGTCATCAATATACCCCTGCCTGACAGCTCTTAGGTCTTTCTCCGGCCATTGTTCAGGCCACAAAATCCCACTAAAATCTTCAAAGCCATTGTGGGCTTTATACAGCTTCGTGTTCCAAGACTTATTATTCATTAGACGCATTAACACAGAGTCCATATGAAGAATAGTTCCTATAACAATAATCTGCCCTGATTTGGAGAGGGAGGGCAGGAGAGCTTTAAAGAACCAATTCCTAAACTTCTCTCTACGCTCGTCACTTTCCACCATCTCGTCGTTCTCTAGGTCATCACAGATGATGAAGTCTGGGCGATAGTTACGCCACTTACGGCCTCTAACCTTCTGTTCTGCGCCTAGAGCCTGAATACGAAATTGATGCCCATCGTCCATCTCTACAATGATGTCCGTAATAGCGTCCTTAACAATCCTTTTAACGCCAAACAAATCCCTTAAATCCTTATTCTCTAGGAGCTCTGTCTTAATGTCTCCTAAAAACTGAGAAGCCTGACTCTCCGTGTCAGATACAATAATTCCATACTTCTTCTCTCTGAATAGAAACTTAGCTAATGTGATGGTGTGTGTTACAGCTGTGCTCTTAGCATGAGACCGTGGAGCAGCTCTAGCAATCCTAGTGCTCTCGCTGGTCATATCCTCCCACATCTCCCTGTGGAAATCAGCTATAGCAACTGGACTATCATACCTATCAATTAAAAAACTATTAACAAATCCTGCTACTTTAGCAGCGTTAAGCATTAAGCCTCATTGCTTTCAGCAATAATTTTACCTGTCTCTTCTAGTTTATTCCCAATCTTGCTAAGGCGCTCATCCACATTAACCTTCTCGGTACGATGAGTGGCTTGGCCTCTAGCTAGGGCTCTCTTGTCTACAGCTATGGACATGACAATAGCTAGGTCTTTGGCTTTGACAGGCACTTTACGTTCCTCACCTGTCCTAGCATTAACCACTGTCTCCCCGTTATCAATTCTGTCCCTGAGCTCTAGGGCGGTCTTGTGTATAAGCCCCGTCCAGACAGCGTCCAGCTCCTTCTGCTTGCGTCCTTGGGCTTCCTTGAGGATGTCCTCCCACCAAGGCTGATGCATCCAGCTACGTATTGTCCTGCCGGGCACCTGACAAAACTTACCGGCCTCTTCTGAAGACCCTGTAATAAGCCACGCTATAGCAGCCTCAATCTTGTCCTCTATTGAATAATCCCGCATATTATTTCTTTTTCTTCTTCAAGCTCTCGCCATCTTCGTCATTACCGGCAGCCTCTAGGTTGGACAAATCCTGTCCTTCGTACCTACCACTCTCAGACTTACGAACACGGCGCTTTGCCTCTGCGTTCATTCTCTCTTCGTGCATTTCATTTTCCATTAAAAGACGAGAGGTGGATTCTGGATTGTTCTTCATTTCACGCTTAATTAAAGAATCATAGCTTTCTTGTCTGTGCTTTTTCGTATGGGGCATTATATTCTCTTAGTGGGGGAAAGGCATTCTTGAAACACACCAGAAGCTATATTCTTAGGGGTGCTATTAACGGAATAAACATAGACAATGGCTTCTATGTATTTATCTAACAGGGAAAGAGGAATGTCTGTTTGAGCAGCAAGCCTCTTGAAATACATCTCTAGGTCTACCCTAGGAATACCACTATCTCTCGTGAGAGCTACGTGGTAGTAGAAATTAGCCTTATGGTAGCAACTATCTACCGGAGTCATCTCTTCCTGAGCTAGAACTACAGGGAGTGCCATTAGCCAAACAGCTAAAACTAAACAGCTAAATTTAAACATAGGTAATCAAAGACGAGCTTATGGGATGATATCCCAAGAGCTGTTGCCCTTAGTCTATCTAGATACCCTCAGAGCTTTTGCTCCTCAGATTCCCAGCTCGTACAGCGCTCCGTTAGGTGTTAAATGCTTTTGTTATTCTCTATTAATTTAGATATGGGGCTGTTTGATGTTTAAAGAGGAAACCACTCCTCCGAGTTGGTGCAGGGAATACCTTCTCTATCATCCCCCTGCTTTACTGCCCCAATATTGTCCCATTCTAGCATTTGACTGAAGCTGTCGTCAATGGGTAGCGGTCGTCTCGTTTTACAGAATAAATGTAATATCCCCAACGTAAAGACATCATCTAAGGATTGTGTGCTGAACACAATGAGGGTTGTTCCCCAATCCTCTATTCCTTTAGTCTATCCCCGCCTAATAAAAAATATGTGTTTCCTTTTTATTTCCTAGTTATCCTTAGACAGGTAAAAGAGGAAAAAGTTCCCCAAATGAATTAAAGAATAATTAATTATTATTATTTTAATTCCTTGGCAATACCATTAAGTATTTAATTCAAGTAGTTACCTCACCAGCTTGCCACGGAAAGTGCGTATTATATCATATTTTGTGTCCTTTGTCAAGCTGTTTTTGAATTAAAAATAAATATATTTTTATATAAAAAACTAATACCTCCTGCCTAGTCAGAGGAAGGCATTTATTCTTTTAAAATCAGCGCATTATAAAATTGTAGCACCGTCGTAAAGTGGCTCCGTCCCGTCCCTGCGCTCTGCAAGGTTTCCCTCGGTGCCCCGAAATGGTGCATCGTTCCCTCATTTGCACTGTATCAGTGCGGCGAACAGTGGGCGCGATTGTATGCCCCTACTGCCTCAATGCACATACTTTCTTGTGCTTATGTTAGCGCAAGCTAATATATATCTCTTTAGAGATACTTGTAAAGTGCTTCTCACTTTCGATTATAATGAACGCACCTAAACAATGGAGGCGTGCATATGCGGGTCAATATCCAGTATATTGAAGTGAAGCAAATAATGGAGCAGTACAACGTAAGCCAGGCCACGGCATACCGGGCGAAAGCTCGCGGATGGCTGCTAGTGAATGATGACGGTAGCCCACGGTCGGCAAGCCAAGGCCGTGAAGCCAAGGCCGTTATACCCAAGGGTTTCGGAATGTCTGAGGCAGATGCGGCACGGATAGCCAAACTATCGGCGCAGTATGTAGTGGGGCGGCAGCATATCTATAACAACACAATACGAGCATGGGTGCGGGATTACGATTTATACATGGAGGCGTACCAGTGCGCGCTCATACGCTTGTGGACAACAGGCGCAAGGGATGAAGCGTTATGTTTCAAGATAGGACGCCGGGCGGCCTTGGATGCGCTTAAATCGTGGCGGTCGTGGCGCGCTGCGTTTTTGGATGAACTGGAAGATACCTATACAGAACCAGAAGATAGTGAAGATTAGAATATACTTTAAAGTACATAAGGCCCGCTATATGCGGGCCTTTCTTTTTATCACTTTCGATTATATCTTGCATACGGCATAACCTGAGGAAATACCGATGGAAACTGCCAACAGTGAAACGCCGTTAACAGCGGCACAGATAGTGGAACAAAACGCACTTATCGTACGTGAAGCGGACAAACTTGCGCCCATCCTGAAAGATGCAGCGCACGCCGATAAACAAACGATAAAATACCGTAATGGTATTAGCAATGCTTTGATTGCCATAGCGGTAGAGTGCGGTAATAGGGAAGTGTTTACCTTGGCGATGGATAAGGCCGAGGCGCGCTACAAGGTGGCGAACAAGGCGAAAGGCATCAAACGCTTGCCCAAAATCTGGACGCAAGCCAAATCCGATGTTAAAGCCATGTTCGACAGGAATGTGCCTTTGACGGATACCAACGGTGCGCCAGTGTCTTACTCAGTGGCAAGCAAGGCATTGAATGAGGCGCGCAAAAAGGCCGCCAAGACCGCCGAAAAAGAGGCAGCTGATAGCGTACCGGAGCACCTAAAGCAATTCCGTGCAGTGGCGGAAATTGTCATCGGTACGCAAGATGAAGCCTTTATCAGTGAAGTATCAAAGACAATCGCGGAAATGGTAAAGGAATACCGGGTCATCCACCCGGAACAAACTGAAGCGGATGATAGCGAAATTGACGACGTACGAATCGCCCGAGTGGGCTAACAAGTGAGCCGTATGCAGGGGCGCACCATTCCGGTGCGCCCTTTTTTATTGTCTTTTTTTGTATCCTAATTTTTATTAGTCTTACAATGTTTAGGGGATTTTAGCACAGAAATTTTATTCTCACTTTCGATTATATACAAAGCGGATAGGCCTGTCCTTATTGTTGCTATTTTACAACAGGCTTCTAAAAACATACTTTAAAGTACATACTGAGAGGACATAAACCCATGTACGCTAAGATTATGATTGTGCTTTTAGTGGCCTACGATTTTATATTTTTCTACCTGCTAGGACGAACTATATTTTAGTTCGTGTCGCAATATTCTAGCTTGTAGCTCTATTCTAGCCAAGGGGCTAGAATCAATCCGGGGATTGACCGGAATGTTAAGTAAGCCTGAGCCATTAGACATGGCGCGTTTAAGTATATGGCGCAAGACTCACAGGGTTTATTAGGCAAGAACAGAAGCGTATACGCCTATACTTTAAAGTATACGTTGGGTGCTGGCCGTGGCGATAATGACTAATAATAGTTTACGGTTAGATTAAACTAACTAATATTCTATTACTAGGAATTATAGAATCCCTTACCTATAAAACGGGATGATGGCGGGTGGAGATTACCCGGCGTAAATGCGGATAAAGAATCTCATACAGGGCGCGTGAATAATAGGCGGCGAACGGATGGTATTTATGTAGTTCCGTAAATAATGCCTAGATAAAGCGCGATAAACTTATATAGGGTTAGAATCTTATATATGTCCTGTTACACCGGATACATGGCCGGAATATCGCATGAGTGCGGGGGATTGAATACGCTACCAGTTTAATAGGTGCTGGATGAATAGTAACAATCTCTAGTCATGTAATCTATTTTATATTATTTAGAGATAGATGATATAAATTAGATTTAGGGGATTTAAGTACAAAGAACGTCCCTGCTTCTGCCATTGGAACAAATCAATGGAAGTTGTCGCTGCAAGGCGATAGCCTATAGCATCGTTGCCGGGTGTACAAAAATCGGTGCTATGGGATAATGCTTTGTATTCTCTTGTAGCTAGTCGCCGTGAGATGCTACAAGATATTACCACGGCGCATGGAGTGAGAAGTTACTGTGTCTAATCTCACAATGTTATCCATAAAACAGCGTGAGCTTACGCGAAAGGTGGGGCGAATCCCTGCCAAAGCAAATCTTCCTCCCGCCCCCGCCAATGGGGGCACGTTGTGGGGCCTCGAAAGGGGCCCCTTTTTTTATACCTAAAAATAATGGAGAAGGGAATGACTACGTACGCGCCAATAAACAGACTATACTCTAAAGTACAATATTCCTACTTCCGCAGTAAACGCGCCAAAATCTCAAACGTACCTGTACTGTTAAAGACAGGGCAAATCATCTGCACCACACTGTCCTTACACATTAAACACGGAATACAATACGGATATTCTAAACAACGATGGTTTAGAAAACTTAACAATTGCTGGACACAATGCGGAGTTCCTAAATGAAATACACTAAACAATGGATTATTGGCCTGATTAACGCCGAGACATACCATGCTACAATGGTGTCTAGGCCATTCTGTTTTATTCCTTCCTCCCATCCTGCGTATCCGTGGAAACACTAACATGACCTTTGCAATCAACCTACTAGCGTGGGGAATTCTTGGAGGCACTCTAGCTTTTAATGGTATGCCCATAACTACATGGGGATACTGGATTGTACTTGTATCGGTAGGTGTTATTAAGTTTAGTACAGCTCACGATGCTACAAGATAATGACTAACGAATACATACAACACATTCTCGATGCTACAAGAGAATGTTTAGTGGAAAAGCGTCCTGTTAGTTGGCTATGGCACACATTATGGGACATAGGAGAATGAATGCATCCTGACCAAGAAATATTCCATCCATCTAAATGCTCTAAGATTGCTGGCTATTTAGCTATAGCCATTAGTCTTAGTGTATTTGGTTTTTTTATTTATGGTTTTTACGGGAAACATCTAGGCACCACTACTGAGAAGATAGTGGAGCACAGTGTGCCAAAAGAAAAGAGCAAGAAATTTGCCCATGTTAAGGGCTATGTAGCAGACAGTAAGAAACTGAATAAATGACGTAGGAATTTATTAACTACCGTAGCTCAATGGTAGAGCACTTGCCTTATAAGCGAGAGATGTTGGTTCGATTCCAGACGGTAGTACCATTTACGGACAGATGGGTATAAATCAGGCGCGATGTAGGAATCCTTCTCTGTCCACCATTCACAGGAGATATTTATGGAGTTCACTGATGCGGCTGTAATTATTACCACTATTATAGTGTGCGGTTGGATAATTGTAACATTTCTGGAAAATTAGGAGGGAGTTATGACAATACTAGACGCCCTAGCGCTAGTTGCAGGTACTATCATCGGGGGCTGTATAGTGTTATTCCTTCTTCAAATGTTTATTTCAGGGAGACACTAATGATTACATACGAAGTGCTAACTACGGAAGGGTATAGAACAGTGAAGGCCGACTTCTATTCCATTGAAGACAACGGCGGCATCCGTTTTTGGAATTCAGGAGGCTCCGAGTCTCCCTACAAGTTCGATACATATTTCGCCCCTCATTTTGTTAAGATGGTGAGAATAAAGAAAAATGACAAACAAGATTAAATACATTCATCTTCGAGGGCATTATCTATCCGAAGATGCGGCATTTCCTGATGCTCATGGCGGAGCTACCATTGCCTACACTGTGACAGGCAACACCGTGCAATATGGCCTTGCTAAATGTTATTTCAAAGACAGATATAATAAGAAGATTGGGAGGCAAGTATCTACCCATCGTCTTTCTTCTATCGTCCGTAAATTCGACCTTCCAGATGTAAAAGACAACAGTGCTGTTGTGAAAGCATTAGTGGAGGTGTATTACTGTGAAGAGGAAGCTCTTCACGGAGATGACACCGTTCGTTTATACGTTAAATAGGAACTAACTCATGCCGATTAAAAAAGTTATTAATGAAGGTATGCCAGTGAAAATCTGGACTGATGACATAGAGGAATATGCTTTACAACAACTCCGCAATATCTCGCGCTTACCATTCATACATAAGCATGTAGCAGCAATGCCTGACGTACACTGGGGAGTTGGTGCAACTATAGGTTCCGTGATTCCGTCAAAGGGGGCAATCATTACATAGGTGCTGTGTATATTGAAAAGGAGATAACATGAAACAGCATAAGAGCCGTGATGAGGCGATGAAACAAACGAGCAGCAAGATTACCTTGTTTGTTCCTGTGAAGCACAAAGACCGTGGTGTTATGCGTCCGGGTAAAACGAAGAAGGACAAAGCTGCACGTTCTAAGAGAATGGAGAGCACTGATGTATAAAAGAGAATTGCCATCAGAAACTACGCGTAAGGTGTTGTTTATACAACGAAAGACACCAAAGAAAACTCGTAGGAATTACTACCTTCTATTGCCGCACATCACGCAAGATGCTGTGCGTATTTGCTTTTCAGATAATCAAAAAAGATTTCCCGTCATCATATAGGACTACCAATGGCCGACACAGTAAATAAGAAACAGGCCCTTGTCTTGGGCTACCACGGATACGCTCAGGCAATAATCCCTGAGTACCAAGTACGCATGGTTAGTAGCAACATGCGTCCAAAGCATCTCTCAACTATCACGAGCAGCAAACCAGACGCTATTCTCTTTACTGGCGGAGAAGACCTCACTCCTTCTTTGTACGGGGAACTAGACATTGCTAGTTATGGGCATGGTGTTATGCGAGATTCATGGGAACTAGAGTGGTATAGGTGGGCTCTAGTAAACAAAGTTCCTATGGTCGGCATCTGTAGAGGTATGCAGTTGTTTACAGCTCTCACTGGAGGTAAGCTCATTCAGCACGTTACCGGACATAGTAGTGGAATCCATCGTGCTGTCATTGTAGAAGATGGCAGAGAAGTGATGGTGAATAGTATTCATCACCAGATGTGTGTTCCTAAAGAGGGGACGTATGAGTTGTTGGCATATGCCCCCGGCCTCAGTTCTAAATACACAGCATCCTCTAAAGTGAAGGATGAATTTGAGAAACACTTTAAGTTTAAGAGTGGTGCGGATGTGTATAAGGAACCGGAAGCTCTGTGGTTTCCAGAAATTAGGGCATTGGGGGTACAATTTCATCCAGAAGGTTTAGCAGTAGGCAGCCCCGGACTTGCGTTCTTCAAGGACGCTCTCAATAAATACATAGTGAATGGAGAGGCTAATGATTAAGCTCAATTATGTAAAGAAGATTAGCTTTGTTCCTAACAAAAAGTGGGAGTATTGGAATGAAGTGGCACAGTCCGGTACAGTTAGTTCTTTGTCTTTCAGTGTAGGGATGACTACTTCAATAGAGCTGCCTATTGAAGAGAACGGATACACTCCTATAGAAATTACTGTGCGGCAGTTATTTCCTTTCTGTTGGTGCAGGGATGTGCTTATTAAAGAGCTTGTGAGTCTGTACGACAACAGCACACGTCCTCAGAACAAGAACGAAAGACTTGTGTTGCTGGTTCAAGACAGGTCATTCTTGGGGTATCAAACCTCTATCCTCAAGGCTAACTTAGTTAGTATAAAAAACTATCTAAATGTAAATAAAATTAGGGTGATTTCTCCCAATGCATTGTTTGATTTACCGAAAATATCCATTCCCAACGACCGCTTCGTAGGGTATATGGAAATCACTCCCTCCTATTTTGATTATCCTATGGTGATATCTTTTATCGCCAATCTCCTACGGGTGTTTGCGTTTAATCACAAAGTAAGAAAAGATTATCCACAATTTCTACAGACTTTGACAGATTTAGGATTTCACGATAGTCACATTCTGGGTATGGCGCTGGAACAACCTCACGCAGCGGAGATAATTAGTACCATCGCTAAGGGGACGATTCCAGTAGAGGAATATATGAATGTGGGGGAAAAGTATCATGGGCCTTACGAAATGGTGAGGCACGTATTGTATCACATAAGAACGCAGCATAAGGGATATATACCAAAGAATAAAAACTTCTACATTAAGTATTTTTCTGAACTTCTCCACTAAAAAAAGAGGGTGTTATGGCAGGATATAGCTTAAAACCAAAGGGTCATAAGAACACAGTAGGCTGCGACCCTGAAATGTTCTTTAAGAAAGATGGGAAATACTTTCCCGCTATCGGACTTGTGGGAGGCACTAAGCACTCCCCTCGTAAGGTAAAGAAAGGGGCTGTGCAGGAGGATAATGTAATGGCGGAATTTAACACTGCCCCTGCCTCCACTGCTGCTGAATTCTCCAAGTCTGTTGGGGATATGATAGCAGAGGTGGAGAAGATTGCTAAAAAGAATGGATGCACCCTAGCAATCACTCCCTATGCTGAGTTTGAGAACAAATATCTGGAACATCCACAGGCTAAGGACATAGGATGTACTCCAGACTATAACGCATGGACATTAACGCAAAATGATAGACCTACGTACGCCCTTC